TCACGGGGACTCCAGCCCATTGCGCTGGGTGTAGATCCACAGGAGCTGTCGAGTAAGAAGCGCGGTGTCCCGGAGGTGGGTGAAGACGCCGAACGCGGGGGTCTCGGCGGTCGGCCGGGTCTCGCGGGCGAACAGCGCGTATCCCTTCCGGAACAGCGTCCGTACGTCCTCGTCGCCGTCGGCCCCCAAGTCCTGGCAGAGCAGTTGGTCCAGGTTCCGCGTGACGCCCGCCAAGGCGTTGTCCATTTCCTTCCGTGTGGTCGTGCCCATTCTCATGCCGAGAATGGATTCGGTCCGGATGGAGATCGCGTCCACGTCGATGGGGATGGGCTCAGCCGAGGAGTCTTCGGCTGCCTCCAGTTCCTTGCCGGTACTTGCCAAAGCCATCACCGCTTCGCCCCTTCCGAGCACGTTTTCAGCCGTGCTAACAAAGCTAAGAAGGGCGGCAGTTGAGGTTCCACGAGCTTGCCGGAACTTGCCAGGCGTTCACCCGAGAGATTCGATGGCAGCCGTGATGAGTTCGCGCGCAGCCGGGCCGTAGACCGCGAGTTCGGCCAGGTCGCTGAACGTCTTGGCATACATGGCAAGTTCGTGACGCTGAACCACCGTCAGGTGTGCGGACACGAGTTCAACGTTCACGATTTCGTCGTCATAGAGGAAGAACCCCTCGACGGGCCAGAGCTTCGAACGGTCCGTGTCCTGGGGGATGATGCCGATGCTCACAGAGGGCAGAGCCATAGCACTGAGGAGATAGCCGAGCTGCCCGGCCATCACATCTACTCCGCCGATGCGGTACCGGAGCACGCTCTCTTCGAGGAGGATGGCGAACGTGTGATTGCCGTACACGACCTGCTGCTTCTCGACCCTGACCTTGACGGCCGCCGGCACATCATCAATGAGGCCGCGGCGGTCGCGAATTGAGGTGAGCAGGGCCGTAATGTATGAGGCCGTTTGCACGGGGCCGGGAATCAACCACGGCGAGTAGATACGGAAACGCTGAGTGCGTTCCCATAGGGGAACGACGGACTCTTGGGCCAGCTTGAGCCCATCCCGTTCCATCCGTTGCCACTCGACGTACATGCCTTCGATGCCGCGCGCCGTCGTGACGAGGTCCTCGGCTGAATCCTGCGCTCCGCAGGCAGCCGCCCATTCACGAAGATCGCGCTCCGAGGGCGGACGAGTGCCGCTCTCGAAGCGCGAACATTTCGACTCGTGCCAGCCAAGCGCGGCTGCCAACGCCCTTTTGGTGAGACCGGCTTCGGTCCGGATTTCGGCAAGGCGTTGGCCAAGGGCCTTTCGGGCCTCCTGGACACTCGAAGATGGGGATGTCATGGCGATGCGAATTGTCTGGTCGAGCTGTCAGGCCGTCTGGAACTCTGCGTGCGGCGTTCCACGCCTCCACACGGCCTCGAAGGCCGACTCGCAGAGCTTCACCACTTCTGGGGCATCGGTGAGTTCGACCTCCATGTTCTCACCGTCGCCGTCGAAGTGGTTGACGAGGACGAGGCTGGAGTCGAAGAGCCAGAAGTCGTTCCCAGGGAGCGCAATGTCGGTGGCGCTCCGCCGCGAGAGCCAGCGCACGTCTTCGCCGGCTGCGATGTTCAGGCCATCCGTCACGTCGTACTCGAAGCGGATGTACTCGCTGACGGGAGTGGAGACGACGCGTGCTCGGCGTACCTCGACACCTCGCGAGGCCGCTTCCGTGACGATCGCGTGCCAGTCCGCCCAGCGTTCGGCCGGGTCTAGAACCACTCCGGCCTGCCAGTCGATGAAGGCCGGGTCCGACTTCATGTAGGCGTCACGCATCTCCAGGTGCACAGCGGTCCTCTGGCAGTCGTGGAACAGCTCCTCAAACGTCGGGGTCCCCGTCACGCTTCACCTCCAAGAAGAACTGCACCATGCGCCGAGGGATCTCCACCACCGTCTCATGTCCGGGGATGTCCATCTGTCCGAGCCGGTCCTCGTCCTCTACCTTCCACCCCTGCACGACGTAGGTGTCCTTCTCCTCGTCGAGGTAGACGGTGGGGGAGCCGCCACTGGGACTCTCCGGGTCCTTACCGAGCTTACGCAGGGCCATGATGACCTCCTCGGGTACCGGGAATGCTTTCTGTGCCAGAGCTTGCCCACGGTTCTGCTGTGAGGCGAGGAACTTGCCGAAACTTGCCAGGACTTCGGACTGTGACCCTACGCGGCCGGGGCCACGGCCACGAGCAGGGGACCCGCCGCAGCGCTCCACCGCTGGCCGGATTCCACTGCCTTGCGCCCGTCACTGGCGAGGCTGTCGCGGAGTGGCTCCAGGAAGGTCGTAAGGAAGTGCGACTGGGCGTCTGCGTTCATGGGGCTGGCGGAGACGATCGCTCCGACCTTCTCGTCCAGGACGGTAGCCGCCTGGCCGAAGTCACTGCCGGTCCACTCGTCTGCATGCTCGGCGACCAGCGCCCACGTCATCTTGAACGTCATGGTCTCAGCTTAACGCCCGAACATGCGAAGGACCCCTCCGAAAAGGGGCCCAACTTTACACACGCGCCGAGGTCACACCGGCTTGTTCACCAGGACGGACAGGACTTTGATCACCCGCTTCAGGGTTCCGGCACTGTACGCCGCGAGGTCGGACAGAACCTTGATCTGTGCCGCCGTCTCCTCGCCGGTCGGCGCGGGCAGCGCCAGGTAAGCGAGGCTCAGGTCGATTCGCTGGTCGAGGTAGCCGATCGCGAGCGTGGCCTCCGCATGCAGGCTGTCGAGCGCCAACTCATCCTGATGCTGGGCGACTTCGGCCTCGCTGAACGGGCGGGCAGTGACCGCCCCGTCCGCTCGGCGCTCGTAGAAGGTCAGGGTCGCGTCGTCCCAGAACTCGTAGTCCTCGGGGCCCATGCCGCCGGGGGCCTCCACGACGGGCGTGGGCTCCTCGGGCAGGGGTTCGCTCACGCTGCGGTCTCCAATTCGTCGTAACTGTCGATGTAATCAGTGCCGTTGAGGTGGGCGGCGAGCTTGCCGACTCCGCGCTCAAGGCGGTAGCGGATGGCCCGGTCGGTGACCGCTTCGCGGGCCGCGATTCGCCGGTCCTCCCAGTCGAGGGCGAAGTGCATGAACAGAGTCCGCCGTTCGGCCAGGGAGAGCGGGGCCGTCTTCCAGCACCGCCGGATGTCGGCGAGGTGGGCGAACAGGGTCCCCGCGGACTTCTTGTCGACGGTCCCCTTCGGCATGTCCGCGTCCGGGGCCGTGGGGTTGCGGATGCCATAGGCGGCTTCCACGTCCCACACGGCCGGAAGCAGGTGCTCGACGAGGCGCCGGTCGTACCCGGTCACACACGCCCCTTCTCGGCCGCGTCGCAGGCCGCCTCGTAGGACGTGTGACGGATGCGGTGCTTGGCCTCGGTCTTCACTCGGTCGATCAGGTCGAGGACGAGGCGGTGATAGAGGACGCCGAGTCCGAGGTTCGGGTCGGCCAGGCACTCGTTCACCATCGCGGGCTTCGTCGCCAGGATGATCAACGCCTCTTGCCGGGCGTCCTCGTACTCCATCGTCAGCGTGTCCTCGTACCCGTCCGCGATGCGGCGGGCAGCGCGGCCCGCGAGGGCCACCACCTCGGGCAGGTCGAGGACCCGCCAATCGGCAAGGGTTGTCACCGGACCACTTCCTTGACCGGTACTTCGCCGCCCTTCGTGACCATGACCATCAGGCCGGGCGCCCCGCGCGTGCCCTTCAGGTGGCGCCACCACGTCGACTCGGACTCCATCGCCGGCACCTGTATGAAGGTGCGCGGGCCGTCCGTGTCGATGAACTCGTGGTGCAGGTGACCGGCGAGAAGCAGGTCCGCCGTGTGCATGGCGCTCGTCTTGTCGAACGCCTGGCCCCGCCACCATTCGAAGTGCCTGCCCGGCCGCCACTGGTGCCCGTGGGCATGAGCGACGACCGTTCCGGAGCACTCGACGACGACCGTCAGTTCGTCCGTGTCGGGGACGTACACCTCGACGTGCTCGTACTCCTCACCCGCCAGGGCCAGGGCCTCGCCGACCGAGATCAGGGCGTCCGTGTCGTGGCTGTCGTCGTAGCGCGTCACACCCTTGCCGTTCACGCGGACGGCCTCGCCGTGGTTGCCGGGTACGGCCACGACCGTCAGCCGGGCCACCAGCGGGGCCAGGCGGAGGATCGCGTACGCCATCAGGCGCCGGGTCAAACGGATCTGCTCGGTAAGCGTGAGCTGGGTCCGGGCCACGTTCGAACCGCCCTGTGAGACGTAGCCTTCGATGTGATCGCCGAGCCACGCGAGGTGGACGTGCTCGATCTTGTACCGCCACCGGTACTGGGACAGCAGCTCGGCGGACTTGTCGATGCAGGCCATCGCCCGCCGCAGAGTGCCTTCGTAGCCGTCGCCATCGACCTTGCCGAACTGCATGTCGCCCAGGGCGATTACGTAGGTCCACTCGCCGTCAGCGGGCTCGGCCTGGCGGGGCGCGGGGGCGTGCTCGTCGAAGACCCGGAGCAGCTCGTCGACACTCGGCCGCTCGAAATCCGCCGGCACCTTGCGGCGGCCGAAGGAGAAGCGGGCCGAGACGCCCGGTTCGCCGTTCGGCATGGTCCACTCGGAGGACCGGAAGCCGGTCACCTCCCACTCGGCGGGGTCGAGCTGGTGGGCGCGGAGTACGTCGGCCGCAGACGACTCGGGGTCGATGCTCTCGGGGCCGCGCACGGTTACCTCGGCCGCGTCACCCGAGACCTCGATCTGGCGGGTGAAGTCCCGCTCGGGGTCGGCCTGGCGGCCGGGAACGGTCGGGGCGGTCGGCGTCTGGAGAAGGTCGTTCAGCAATTCAGACTGGGTCAAACTTTACACTCCATCACGAAGAGACCGGCGGTACGTACGGATCGTGGAGGCGGACACGCTGTGTCCGTGCTTGCGGAGGACGAGGGCCAGGCGCTCGGCCGAGGAACCGTCGAGGAGACGCAGGACGACCGTCTCCCGTACGTCTGGTTCCAGCTCCTCGTAGATGCGCTTCAGGGTCGGGCCGGGGCTGCCTGGCAGAGCCTCGCTCACGGCCGCCTCCGGTCGATCTGCTCGACGGCCGCGACCGTGAGCGACGCCAGGCGGACGAGGCCCTTGCGGATGTCCTCGACCGTGCGCCCGCCGAAGGCGGAGAAGGCGACCTGCACGGCCAGGCCGTCAACGCCGAACGTCCCGGCGTCCTGGCGGGCTTCGTTGATCGAGTCCCAATCCTCGGCCCGCCTGCGGTAGATCTCCGCCCCGCGCGAGGGGAGGTGGCCGCCGACCAAGGCGGAGGGAAGGTCGCCGACCTCGCGGGCCTCCGCGCCCACCTCGGCGAGGACGGCCGAAAAGGGGTCGGTCTTCCGTGCCGGCGCCTTTCGTGGGGCGGTCCTCTTGGCGGTCGTCTCGGTCACTGGCTGTCCTCCTTGATCAGGTTGAGAAGCGGCTGAGCGCCTCCCTGCATGTAGGTGTCCGTCACGTCTCCGTCGCGCAGCCGCACGCCCTTGGCCGACCGCAGGGCCCGGCAGATTCGGGCGGTGAACTCTGCGCCCGCGTCGTCTGGGTCACCCCAGACGCGCACTCGGTTGAACCCGGCGAGCATCCGCCTGTGTCTGCCCTGCCAGAGGGCGGCGCCGGGGATGGCGACCGTGTGGAGGCCGAGCTTTCGCAGGATGATCCGGTCGAGTTCGCCCTCGGTCACGTCGATCGTGTCCCCGGCCTGGTGCACATCGCCGACGCCGTACATGCGGGGCGGGTCATCCTTGATGGTGTTGTACTTGCCGTGGAAGTTGGCCCGGTGGTCGTGATCTTCCAGGCAGCGGAAGCGAACCGTCAGCGGAGCGTCGTTGCGATCGAGGTACGGGATCGCGAGCATTCCGCGGAAGCGTTCATGGCCGGGGAACGGGTGGTCACCGACGACGCCAAGCCGGTGTGTAGCCGCCTCCTCTCGACCGATTCCCCGGTCGAGGAGATACCGTGCGACGCCCGGCGTAAGAGCTGCCTGATACGCGCTCACCGCCTCTTCCAACATCTCGCGTTGGGAGGGCGAGAGAGGCTGCAAAACGCTTGGCTCCGACAAAGTCGGTCTTCTCCTTCTTCATGATCAACGTGTACGAATCCCCGGCCTCTTGGCACGAGTGGCACTTCCACACCTGGCGGTCGGTGTTCCACGAGAAGGACGGGGTGTCGTCCTCGTGCAGCGGGCAGTGCGTCATGCCGGTTGCACGCTGTGAGTTGAAGCCGATGTCGTAGTGCTCGAAGACGGCTTCGAGGGTGGGCTTCTCGTCGTCGTCCTGATGGTCGTTGTCAATCCGGCGGAACCTCACGGAACGCGGCTCCCGACGAACCAACCCTTGTGGTCGTCGTAGCCGAGGGACTCCAGCCCTGCGGCACCGGCCGTCTCGTGATCGAAGCGGCCCAGCTCCTCGACCAAGCGCTCGTACTCGGCGGCCTCTTCGTAGGTGAGGGCGCTCACTCGGCCGTCTCCAGCCCGAAGTACGCCTCGACCGTGGTCAGGACGAACGCCTTCCGCCAGTTCTTCCCCCGGCGCTTGACGATGGCGATCGACTCCACGCGGTCCGGCTCGATGCCGCGATGCTTGGCGAAGTTGATCCGCTCGCGTTCGGCCTCGTCGAGGAACGGGCCCGGCTCGAACTTCGCGTTCTTCGCCTCGATGATGGTGAAGAGGCCGCCGTCCTCGCGCACCGCGAGATCGCCCTCGTCCTCTGGGCCGGTCAGCCGTAGCCGCTCGACATCCTCACCAGCCGAGCGCAGCCCTGCCATGAGTTCGATCTCCCAGTCGGCGCCTCGGCGCTTGTTGGCCTTGTTGCGCTTGGCGATCGGGTCCAAACTTTACACCTACCTCTACTTCATCAGGGCATCGGTCGGGGACCAGGGCTTTGCGGGCGTGGCCGCCGGCACCGGGCGTTCGAGCTTCGAGAAGCGCGTCACCTCGGGATGGCAACGCATCGACGCGTACCGCCTGGCCGTGGGGTCGCAGGGCCCCATGCGCTGTTTGATCACGGCGACCCGGTACTCGTGCGAGGTCGGATCGAGCGCGACCGACAAGGACAGCTCCGGCTTCTCTGACAAGCCGCCCTTCACCTGGTCGCGGGACGGCGGCGCCCACGGGTCCGACTTCGCTTCCCAGCTCTTATCGCTCGCGTGGTGAAGAACGATCACGGTCGCGCCGGTCGCGCGGGCAAGCTCCGTGAGGCCGCTCATCACCGCCATTTGCTCGGTGTAGTCGGACTCGGCGCCCTCGAAGTCCATGAGGTTGTCGAACACCATCACGGCCGGATAGGCGTCCCAGAGTTCGACGTACGCCTCCAGCTCCTCGTCAACGGTCTTCCAGTTGATCGGCGAACCGAAGGAGAAGGTGACGTTCAAGGGGGCCAGGGCGGCGAGGTACTCCTCGCGATGCCGTCCGCCGGCACCCATACCGGCCTCGACCATCTCCGTCGTGTCGCCGGTCTGCATGGATGCGAGCCGAGACGAGGCAGTGAAGGCCGACATGTCCGCCGAGAAGTACAGGGTCGGCAGATTCATGGAGGCCACCCAGAACAAGGCGAAGCCCGACTTCTGCGTCCCACTTCTGCCCGCGATCATGATGACCTCGCCGTGACGCGGTCGGCACCCCATGCCGTACAGGGCGTCGAACGCCTCGATCCTCGGCAGCTCCTTGCCGGACTCGGCGTGAAGCGCGAGAGACCTAGCGGGGGTCAGCACGTACGGGCTCCTCTCTGTAGACGGCACCGCGGATTCCCGCAGCGCGGATCGGGGTTGTGCAGGGGCACGGGTCCTCCAGACCCGCGAGGCGGGGGCCAGCCGAGCGACCGGCCCCCAGCTCCTCGCGTACGGTCAGTCGTCGAAGGACGGGGCGTCGGCGACGGCGGCCTGAACGGCGGCCTCACGAGCCTTCGCGTACTCGATGACGGCCTGGCGGACACTGGCGTCGTTCACCGGACGCCAGACCCAGGCGGGGTGGGCCCCCGGCCGCTTCGGCGGAACCTGGTCCAGCTTGACGATCGTGGCGTTGCCGACGACCTTCTCCAGGTCGCGGGCGAGAAGGGTCTGTTCGATCCGCATCCCCCTGTTGATCTCGGGGGAGTGGGCGGCCAGGGCCTCGGCGCTCTTGAAGACCGTCACGTCGCAGAGCGCGGAATCCTTCGGGCCGTTCGGGGTGGGGCGCTGTGCCTCGTAGGAGTTGACCTCGATCAGGAACGCCACCGCGTCCTTTACATCAGCGGGCTTGAACCAGCCGCCGCCAGCGGTGGGGATCTCGACGAAGTTCAGGGTCACTCGGTTTCTCCTTCGGTTCGGGTGTCATTGCGGTAGTAGGGGGTCGGCTCGGAGAGGCGCGGGGTGATGACGGAGCCCAGCGCGGAGACGACCAGGACGAGGGCGAGGATCACGGCGGGCACGGCGTCACCCGTTCTTCAGGGCCCGGCCGCGAGCCTTGTAGGCGGTCATGACTGCGGGGTCGGAGAACATCGCCTGGTTTGCCGCCCACAGCTTTTGCAGGTCGGCGATGCTGGTCTGCTTCTCGATCTCGCCGAGAATCCAGGCGGACGCGTTGCCGGTGGGCTGCTCGGGCTTTGAGGCCGATGCGGTCGCCCATGGGTCGTCCGCTGAAGCCTGGGCGGGAGTCTCGGAGACGACTCGGGCGTCGAGGATCGAAGCGACATTGCCCTTGCCGTGCGCGAGGTTCGTCGCGTTCACGACGAGGGCGCTCAGCGAGAGGTCGGTCTCATCTTTACACTCGAACCCGAAGTAATCACAGATCAGTTCGCGGACCTGCCTCACGGAGCCACGGAAGACCACCCAGGTGTCCTCGTAGCCCTTGCCGTACTTGATGGTGACGCCGATCGCGCCGTCCGGGTAGGACGTCACGAGTTCCGCCTGGTCTGCCTTCACTCTCTCTCCCTCTCTCTTGGTTCAAACTTAACACTTGGGTCGAGGTTATGCAGCATCGGATCTTGTGACGCCCCTCACCCACGGGCGCATCGCGCCCTTCACGCTGCGGGTCGTACGTACGTCGAGAGCCAGGCATGCCGCAGCCCAACCGATCTCCAGGTCGACCCAGTGAAGAGTGCACTCGCCCGACCCGGCCGGGAGGTTGATGACGATGCCCCACTTCTGGGACACCCCCACCAGGGGCGTGTACGCCTGCGCGGCCTCGGCCGCCGGGATCTCGCACTTCTTCCAGGCCGCGAACGCCTTCTTGTCCGTCGTGTCGACGGGGAAGCGGCTGTAGTCGTAGAACTCGCCGCGCGAGTAGACGGCCAACTGCATGGCCATCTTGAGCTTCCCGTACTCCACGGTGCCCGTCTTTAGGTCCCCGATGAACAGGCCCTCGACGTGCTCCCCGTCCGGGTCGGGTCCGCTGTATTCGAGGAGCCGGTCGAAGGTGCCGCCCGTCCGCAGCTCGGGCACGGCGACGAACTTCTCGACGGCCCTGACCTCGAAGTCGATCGTCTCCATCAGGTACGCGGTCATGTCACGTTGGTCCACCGCGGATGTGCCGGCGGGGAGCGGCTGGCCCGCATCGACATACTCGGAGAGCTTGTGGAGGTAGGTGCCCTTCTCTCGCTTCACGTTGGCTCCGGCGATGTCCGTGGCCTGTTCCGCAAGGGCGTTCAGTCTGCGCTTGTCGTCCGGGTTCTCCGGGTCGAGCTGTCTCACCACATCGAGCAGGGACGGCCGCTTCGCGGCCCCCACCAGGGTCATGCGCGACTTCCAGTCGGACAGCGCGGTCTTGTCTTCGATGCAGTCGATGAAGGTCGTCGTACGGGTCAGGGGAACGGGCTTGCCACCCTGCTTCGGAACGACGAGGGGGCGGTCCCACCCGTCGCGGGGGACGGTCGGTTCGGGCGTCAGGTCGACAATGTTCAAGCGATGGTCTCCACGTCGTCGTCAGTCTCGAAGGGGTCTTCAGGGTCGATCGGCACCAGCCAGAAGCGGACCGATTCGTCGTAGAGAAGCTCGGGTTCGGCTTCGTCCTCGTCCAGCGGCTCAAGCCCGAAGAGCCGGAGCGCGGCCAGGGCTCTGCGCATGCAGGAAGGCGGGGTGTCGGGCCGGACGATCAGGGCGCAATCCCAGTCGGCGGGGTCTCCCACGAGTTCCATACCAGCCGGTAGGGCAATCTTGCTACCTGCCAGTATGTGTTCGGTGATGCCGCACTTGCTGAGCGCGTACAGGTCGGGCAGTCCATATTCGTGCGGAACGTCCTCCTTGTCGCGGACGTGCAGGCACTTCGTGCCGCAGCCAGGCAGCGGCTTCACACCCTCAGCCCGCATCATCCCCATCATCGGCATAGTGGGCCCCCCAGGTGTAAACATTGCACTTACGAGGACCTTTTTACGTGGGCCCCTCACACGTGTCAACCGATTGTGTCCGCGTGCTCACCCCTCGGACACCCAAGTGGATCGGCTCCCTCCACTGGACGTTCACACTATCTAGCCGCAGGTCAGGGACCTATGCGACTTCAGGATGAGAAAACCCCCCGCTGAAGTCAGACGGGGGGTTGATTCGAACGGGAATCGAACAAGGGCAAGCTAGTCACGCGCCTGGTTGCCGGTCTTCTTCTCGGGCTCGCGGATCAGGTCGGCATCCTTCTCCTCGCGCGGGACGTAGAAGAAGCCCTCCGGGGTCTCCGCGTCGTAGTGCACGACGAGGTTGTCCTCCGTGAGCGACTGCTTCCAGTTCGTCAGCTTCCTCGCGTCGTCGGGGCTGAGTGTGCGCCCGGCTCGTAGTCGAGCCTCGGCGCGAAGCATCATCACTGGATATAGGTGTCGATGCTCCTCGTTCACCTTCCAGGGGATCAGGGCGTCGTCGCGGAGATTGCGCCGGTCAAGGCCCTTCCGCCGGCGGAAGGCGGCCCACATCGGGATCGTGGTCTCGATGTTGTAGTGCTCCAGGTAGTACTGCTGCATCCACTCGTAGGTCCGGCCTTCTTCGAACCAGCGCTTAACTTCTTCTTCATCCTGGATCTTCCGGGCACCCATGCATCCCCCATCTGTGACGGTCGCCTCAATTAGGCAGACGAGTACAACCCTGTAGCTGACGACGTAAAGGTTGACCCACAGCGACTAACATGTCAAGCTGTGACCGGACGGCGACGCTGTCCTCTCAAGTAAACACAAGTAAACAGACGACCCCGGCGGCGCTACCAACGCCCCGGGGTCCGGCATCAGGAGCCTCACTCCCAATGCAGATCCATCGTACCCGGCACGCCGGGAACTTCACGGTGGTGCCGAACGGCATCGCCCAGAACCGCAAGCTGTCGTTCACGGCCCGCGGCCTCCTTGAGTACCTGATCAGCCTCCCGAACGGGACGAAGGAAGACGCCCGCACTCTCGCCGACGACAACCCCGGCGTAGGCCGCAAGGGCATCTCGGACGCCCTCGACGAGCTGATCCGCGAGCGCTACTACTTCCGCGTCACCAACCGTGACGACCAAGGCCGCATCCGCACCGAGACATACGTCTTCGACACGCCGCAGGACGACTTCTCTCCGCTTCCCGCCTCGCCGGGAACCGGTGCAGCGGGGGCCAGGGATGCGGGAACGTCCCCTTCCGGGGAAAAGGACTTCTCTAAGGACGGGGGAAAGAACCCTCCCTTCCCTCCCGCCGAGGAGACCGCACCGGCCGCACCCGCCGAAGAAGGGGAGGGCTCCAGCGAAAAGCAGGAGGACCAGTCCCCGCAGCTCGCCGAGGCCGCCCGCATCGTGCGCCGCTTCGCCACGTTCGACGGCCGCCTGAAGCTGTCCGAGCGGCAGGTCGCCAAGCTCGCCCCGTCCGTCGCTGACTGGCTCGACCGTGGCGCCACCATCGGTGAGATCACGGACGCCGTGACGCAGGGCCTTCCCGCGAAGGTCTACAGCGCCGCCCGCCTGATTGCTGACCGCCTCGACCGCAAGCGCCCGGAGCGCAAGCGGCAGTGGAAGCAGTACGCCGACTGCGAGGACGGCTGCGGCCGTGTGCTTCCCGCTGGCCAGGACTCCGGCATCTGCGGCGTCTGCGCGGGAGTCGTGCCGACCGACTTCGCCCGCGAGCTTCTGAACGAGGCCGAGCGCGGCCCGCTGGCCCCCGAGGGCCTCGCCGCCTTCCGCGCCGCCCGCGCGGCCATGGCCAAGTAACCCCCCTCCCCTTCACTGCGCACACCCCTGAAAGGCACAGCCATGTCTTCGTCTGCCCGCATGCCCCGGTACGCCTACGTCGTAGGTGGACTCGTCCTCGCCGTCGCCCTGGCGATGTCCGCCCCCGGCGAGTACCAGCTCGCCCGCACCGCAGGCTGGAACGAGTGGGTCGCCGCCGGAATGCCGGTCTGCATGTCCGTGTACGCCGTCGTCGCGGTCTGGTTCACGGAGAGCCGGGCCAAGGGTGAGAAGGGCCGGGGGAGCGCCATAGCGGGCGCCGTGGGCGCACTGGGAATGACCCTCGCCGGGCAGGTCGTCGCCCACTGGATCTCGGCTGGATACATGACCTCCTCGAAGGAGCTGGTCGCCGCAGTCTCCGCCGTCCCCGCGATCGTCGCCGGTCACGTCGCCCACATGGTCATCCGAGCCGTCAAGCCGGTGCCGGCGGAAGCCGTGATGGCCGCCGAGGATCAGGAGCACGACGAGCACCAGGACCAGGATGCCAAGCCGGTTCAGCGGACCCTCGACGGCACCGAGCCGCCGGTCGACGAGGTGGCCAAGCGCCGCGCCCGCCGCCGTCCCGGCCGTCCGTCCCCCAGCCTCGACGAGATCAAGGAGGCCGCGAAGACCCTTACCGAGCAGGGCCGCGAGGTCAACGGGCCTGCCCTGGCCGAAGTCATGGGGCGCGACCGCCGCACCGGTAGCCGCTACCTCGCCAAGCTCAACCAGACCACCGCCTGACAACTTCAACCCGCGTGCCCGCGCATGGGGGACAATCTCAACAGCGAGAGTCCCCCATGTGCGAGGTAGCGGAGGAATGGACGTAACGATCACCGTGCGCGTGTGCGACAGATGCAAGGACAGGGGCAAGCCCGCTACTCGCTACAGCCTCAAGCCCGATGGGGGCGAGGCCGTGACCCGCGACCTGTGCGACGAGGACGCGGCCCCAGTGCTAGCCGTCTTCGACCTGGTCGTCAGCGAGGACAGCGAGCCCGAGCCTGTTGCGACGGAGGCGAGGCCCCCGGCACAGAGGGCGGCGTCAGCCAAGAAGACGACCGCCAAGAAGACGACCGCGAAGAAGACGACCACTGAGGGGGCGGCTGCCGAGGAGGCCGCCGCGAAGCCTCGCAGGCGAGGCCGGACCCCGGTCAAGACCCTCGCGGAGATCGAGGCATCGAAGAAGGCCGCCGCCGCGAAGTCCTGACGCGCAGAAAGGCGCCCCCCTGCAAGCCGGTGACGGCCAACAGGGGGGCGCATTGTTACCCGGCCTCGCCGGAGTCCGGGCGGTCGACCAGGCCGAGCGAGGTGGCGATCTGGACGATCAGCGCGACCTCGGGCTTATCGGCGTAGACGACGGCCGCGACGCTCACGATCACGCCCACGGCCGAGAGGACGGCCGCAACGCGCGAGCGGTAGCGAACGGGCAGGACGGACACGAGCAGGGGCGCCAGGCGGCGGTGCTTACTCACCGGCGCCCCGCCTGCTTCTGGAGCGCGATGAAGCCCTGCGGCCCGATCTTCGGGTCGTGCAGGCCGCTGCGGTACTTCGGGTTGCGGTCGTGGAAGCGAGCCACGGCACGCTGAGTCTCCGGGCCGTACAGGTTGGTGTACGCCCCCTTGATCGGGCCGTAACCGGCCTTCACGAGAAGCTGCTGAAGCTCCTTGACCTGAGCGTGCCGGGCGCCCGGATTCACCTCCGGGGACAGGGCCACGATCTTCGAGGCGGGCTTGGGCGCCGCCGGCTTCGAGGTCGAGGGCTTCTCCGCACCCTTCGGGGCGGGCATCCCGTCCCGCACCCATGCGTACAGGTGGACGCCGGGGCAGGCGGTCGCGAAGCCGTCCTTGTGGCCACGCTTGGCGAGGGTCCGGCCGGTCCGCTTGCACGCCTCGTCGTACAGCGCGCGGACGCTCGCGAGGGCCTTGTCGCTCGGCTTCTGGTCGCCGCCGATCGCGACGTACACGCCAAACCCGGAGACGTTGTGGTTGGGACAGTGGGCGCCCTGAAGGTTCCAGCCCCGCCCCTCGTAGATGGTCCCGGCCTGGTCGACCATGAAGTTGTAGCCAGTACCGGCCCAACCCTGACCGACGTGGATCTTCTCGACCTCGCGCGGGACAGCAACGCCGGTCGAGTTGGCGGGGACACCGCCGTGGTAGTGGACGAAGAACTCGGTTCGCCGGGACAGCGGGACGGAGTCCGGGACACCGTTCCACGGCTTCGCGCCCCAGCTCTTACGGGAGACGATCGAGACAGACAGGGGACATACCTCCGGGCATGACAAAGGCCCCGCACTCGACGGGGCCGCAGGGACGGAAAGGGGGGTCAGCTGTCCCGGGGGACAGAGACAGAGATGTGTGAGTCGAGGCGCTCGGCGACGGCCAGGCGCTCGATGCGTTCGTGGGACAGTTCGGCGCGCAACTCGCGGATGTCCCGGCTGTGTTCGGCCTGGCCTTCGAGGACCCGATCGAGGCCCGCGATGACCCGGTCAAGGTCGTCTCGCAGGTTCGTCGTGTGGGTGTTGGAGACTTGGTCGCGGGCCTCTTGCGCGTGCTCGCGCACTTCGGCAAGGGCCGTCCCCTGCCGCCTCACCAGCTCGACGAGGACGCCGACCAGGGCCACTGTGACCGCTCCGCCGGCAGTGACGACCGCGGCTTGGACAGAGGGGTCAATACTCAACGGGACAGCTCCTCGACGAGGCGCTCCAGACGCTCGATCCGGTCGGCCTGGTCCTGCACAACGGGCAGGAGAGCGACCCCGAGAAGGTCGTAGCGCAGGGCGTCGATGCGTCCCTCTTCGTCGTAGGTGACGATCTCGGGAAGTGTCTCCGCGACCTCTTCGGCAATCAGGCCGAACTCGTCCCGCAGGTAGCCGCCGCCCTCTTCCTTCGGGCGCCGGTCGTAGACGCGGGGACGTAGGGACAGAACTGCATCGGGGTCGATGTCGATGTCCCTGATGTTCTGCTTGAAACGGCGGGACGAGGTGTTCCGCGCGAAGGTCCCGTCGCCCTGCACCCACACCGCGTAGTACGTCCCGGAGCCAGAGACGCTGTCGTTGTGCACACGCTTCGTCCCGTTGGCCCACGAGATGGTGTCCCCGGCCTCCAAGTAGGACGAGTGGGAGTGGGACGCCGGAGTGAAGGTCGACGGCTTCGACGTGATGCTCGACCACGAGTGGGAGTGGGACGAGGGGGCGAATGTCGCCGGGACGCCGGTCAGATCCGACCAGGCGTGGCCGTGCGCGCTCGGGGCGAAACTCGTCGGCTTGCCGGTGACCTGCGACCAGTCGTGCGTGTGCGCGGAAGGCGGCAGGGAGGACGGCCGGTCGGTGATGTCCGCCCACAAGTGCGTGTGCGCGGACGGGGCGAACGTTGTGGGCTTGCCCGAGAGGGTGGACCAGCTCACGTTGGAGATGAGCGGGGCCCAGGCCGTGTCGTTCCAGAACTCGAAGGCGCTCGTGTCGGCGTTGTAGCCGATCTGGCCCAGGCGCGGAGAGGAGGGGCGCGTGGTGGTGTTCCACACCAGGATGCGGGACCCGACGAAGGGGCGAGTCCTGGTGATGTCGGCCGACGTGATCGAGGTGACGCTCGCGTTCACCGTGACCTGCGCCAGGGCCAGTTCGTAAATGCCCGTGTCCGTCTGGGTCAGGGCGGGAGGGGTCGTCGAGCCAGCGGTGCCCGCCTTCACCGCGAGGACGATGCTGTTCAGCGACGGGTCCAGGCGCAGGACCACACGGTCGACCCGGACCGAAGTGCCGGCGGCCGAAATCGTCACGACCTCGGTCGCGGTGGACTGCACCACGTGCCCACGCACGATCGCGAGTCCCGCCGAGACGTTGAGGTTCATGCCGGACGACGCGGTGACCGCGAAGCCCGACCCGCCGAAGCTCGCGACGACACCCGAGTCCTGGAACTCGCGGAACATCTGGCTGTACTGCGTCTCGGTGACGACCTGGGCGTCAAAGGGGTAGGAGGTGATTGCCAAAGAGGGGACTCCTTAGAGGGCCGCGCCCGCATCCTCGACGACCAGCATTGACAGGGAGCCCGGCAGGTAGCGGACCATGCCGTATGTCGCTGCGGCCCGGCGGGTGTTGAGCGCGACGCCGACCGTGATCGGTCCGGCCGGGGGGTTGTTGATGTAGCAGTTGATGTCGAGGCCGGTGGCCGTGTTCGAGTCGTCGTCGAAGGTCGTGCTGAAGGCGTCGCCGACGAGCGTGTTCGAGGTGGTGACTGTCGTTCCGGCCGCCCAACGGACGGTGGTGTACGCGCCTTGCTTGGCGTAGCGGAGGGTGGTGCTGTCGCCTGTGCCGTCCGTGTCGACGGCCGCGACTCGAAGGACGACCTTGTAGCAGCGGCCCGCCTCGGCCGTGAACTGCTGCGTATAGACCATGGTGGCTGTGTCGCCGACGTACGACGTGGTGGAGAGTGCCTGCATGGCGACGACGCCCTTGGCAGCCTTCTCGTTGTGCGCCGAGGTGCGCCAAGCGGTCCAGCCCGCTGCGTCGTTGCCCGTGCGCGTCCACTCCTCGACCGTGGTCGGGCTGAGCCGTAGCCACGTCTGATGGGCGTAGGTACTGCCGACGGGGTGGACGGTTCGGAGCGTGCCGTACTTGCCTCCGATACCGAAGGCCCATCCGCCGGCAGCGGCTTCCGTCTCGTTCATCGTCAGCGTGGAGACGCCGTACGGGTACGCGCTGGGCAGAGAGCTTTGCGTGTAGTTCGCGGGAACGAGCTGGTGGTCGAAACCGGTCTGACGCCAGGGGGACCAGCCCGCCCCGCTGCCCGCGCGCATCCACGTCTCGGGTGTGGTGGCGCCGGAAACGCGGTGCCACGTCTGACTGGCGTCGCCGCGTAGCCGCCGCGTGACGAGGATTCCCCACTTGCCTCCGAAGTCCCAGCCGCCGGACGTGGCCTCCGTGTCGGTCAGGTAGAGGGTCGAGGTCCCCTCCGGGTAGGAGGCCACCGCGGTCGACTGGGTGACGGCGGAGGCCGTCAGCTGGTGGTCGAAGCCGACCTGCCGCCAGGGGGACCAGCCGCTCGCGTTTCCACCTCGAACCCACATCTCGTGGGCGGTGGTGTTCTGGTGCACTCGGCGCCACGTTTGCGTGGCGTCGCCTCCGGACCATGTGCGGGTGGTGACGTATCCCCACTTGCCGCCGAAGTCCCAGCCACCCGACGTGGCGGCGCTGGCACTCAGGTAGAACTCGACGGCCTCGTTCTCCGGATAACCGGTGGGCGGCGTCGCCTGCGTGATGCCGCCAGGGTCGATCAGTCGAGGGCCGGGAGGGGTGGCCTCCGCTGTGCGCTCCAGTGAAGAGACTCGCGATTCCAAGTCCTTCTGCGCGGAGGCGGCAGCCGCTTCGCTGGAGAGCGGGGCCGGGTCGCCCAGGGTGGCGCCGAGCCGGTAGCCGTCCGAGTCGACCTTGAGCACCATGCCCGTGACCACGGCCGCCATCTCCGCGCCCCCGACGATCACGGACACCCGGTCGCCGAGGAACCAGTCGCGTCCGAAGTCGAGCGCGCTGTCCTCCATCGGTACGGCCTGCGCGGCCTTGATGGTCATGCCGCCATCAGCCAGGGCTTCGGTGCCCTTCTGCGTCAGCTCGGCCGTGTCCGTCGAAGATCGCTCGTCGATGAACTCCTCAATGCGGCGGCCCCAGTCCGCCTCGGCCGCGATCGAGTCTGCGCTGTCGACGCCGACGAACAGACGGTTCGACCCGTCTCCGTCGCCGCCCACGATTACTCGGGTCTTGGCCGGTGTTGACACTGAAACCCGCTGTCCCGCGAGGGTGTTGTTCACGACGCCGAGGCGGGCTTCCGCCGTGCGGTCGGCGACCGCGTACGTCTCGAAGACGAGGTTCGAGCCCCGCTGGACGATGCGGAAGCCGAGGCCCGCAGGCTCGGCCAGCTCCTTGCACAGCTCGCCGAGCTGCTGGAAGCGGGCGGACTTGCTGAGAATCGAGCCCCTCGCGCCGTTCGTGCCCATGGTGAGTCCGGCCCGGCGCCGGGTGGCCGGGGCTCCCGGACCGCAGTTCGCGTTGACGTAGTAGTGCATGAGCGACTCGGCCGTGTCGGTCCGGTCGTCGTAGGCGCGACTCTGTGTGGCAGCGTCCCCGTTCGCCGGTTCGGGCCAGGCGAGCATGTCCGCCAGGATGATCGTGTCGTCAACGCCTTCGACGGTCAGCGTGCCGAGAGGGTCCGTCGCGGTGACGGCGTTCTCCGTCTTCGTCACCGGCCCCGAGAAGAGAACGTCCGTAGGGCCAGTCACGATGATGCCGGCGCCGGGTGTGGACAGAACGGCGGCGAGCGGATGCTCGGCGTTCAGCGACAACTTCCATGTGCCGACGTTGTTGTGTACGTCCTCCGCGTCCATCGTCAGGAGATCCGCGGGGATGGCACCGACGCGGGTCAGCGTCTTGTCGCGCACCTCGACGAGGAGATCCTCTTGCCGCACTAGATCACCACCCACTTACGAGGCCGCCACGAGCACACGATCTTTGATGCGGACGTGGTGTTGAGTAGCGAGGCCGTCGCCGTCGAGACGCCGGGCAGGACCGACCAGAACTGAGGGGCGGCAGCCAGGGACGCGTACCGGTTCGCTCCGGTGCTGTCCTTGACCGTGCCCGCCCCCATGTCGACGATCAGCTTCTGTCCGGCCGTGAGCGTCCCCAGCCAGTGCAGGGTCTTGCCGGCGGGGCTGACCGCCTTGAAGTTGTCGCCCGGCCCAGTCACCTCCCACACGGGGAAGGCGCTCACGTCGCCTTCGTTCGAGAGCTGCACGGAACCCATCGCCTGTGACGAGGCGAGCGGCATGGACGACATGGACGACAGGAACGCGCCTGCCGTCGCCCCGCCGATCGCGACCGTCTGCGGGGACTCGGCGAGGAAGTACGGGCTCGGCGCCCGCAGGGTGATGACGGTCTGAACGTCACGCGCGCCCGCGCCCGCGTCCATCTCGCCGCCCCCGGTCCACGCAACCGGCGTGGACCAGCGCGCCCCCTTGCTGTCGACGTACGTCAGGGTGAGGCCGCTCTCGTCCGCGAGGACCCGCGCGAGGCGGGTCACCAGTTCGGACAGGTGCTCCCGGTCCCGCCCCACGATGTCGAGGGGGATGTCGATGTCGCGGGGGAGGACGCGCCGCCCACGGTAGGCGGCGCCGTCCCCTGCACCTTCGAGCCACTGAACGGAGAGCTGGGGCAGGCCCAGGCCGGTTGCCCCGGCGAGTGCCTGAAACCCAAGTCCCCCCGCTTCGAACCCGTCCAGGCTGAGCCTGTCCGAGGACGAACTCAGTTCCAGCTTCACCAGCCGACCATCCTTGCCCGCGAGGCAGCCGCGAACAGCTCCTCCTCGGACGAGAGGGAGCTTCCGGAACCTGCGTAGTAGTTGAGAACCTTTGTCACGGCCTGGCCCGAGCCAGCCACCGAGAGGCCGCCAGAGACAGCGGCTGTGACCTCGCGCGACGCCCCCGAAGTGGCGCTCTCAGCAAGGGCGTTGGTCGCCCGCTCGACTCGCCCGCGCTCGTCCATGACGCCGAGGCCGAAGCCCTTGCCGACGAAGTTGCCGAGCTTGCGGAAGAGGCGGCTCGGGCTGTGGATGTCCAGCGCCTTCTTGATCGCGTCGACCATGGCGTCCGCGATCTTGAGCATCTGCTTCTCGATCGCGTCTTGCTGGGCTTCCAGGCCCCGGACGAGGCCCTCGGCCGCCTGAATCCCCGCGTCGTACATGTAGTGCGAGGCGGTGGACCCGGCCTTCGTGGCGTACTTCTCCAGCTCCGATTGGAGAGCGTTGATCTCGGACACGCCAGATGCGCCCGCGTTGGCGATGGCCTCGGCTGCGGCGAGTCCGGCTTCCGGTCCGGCCATGGCGATCTGGTCGAACGTCGTCTGATTCAGCCCGAGCGACTTGAGCTTCTTGAGCACGGCCGCGAACCGCTTGGCTTCCTCGACCGCGTTCTTCAGCGAGTTCGAGATCCCGGTGAAGGTGGCGTCATCGACCTTCGTCACGTCGCCCGTGTCGATGACCCGGTCCGCAACCTGCTTCGCGTAATCGGCCATCTGCTCGCGGAGCTTGTCGAGCTTGTCCCGCGCCGCTTCGAGCTTCTTGGCCCCGGCCTCCCACTGAGCGGCCAGCTTGAGAAGCTGAGTCCGATCCTTGTTGATCCGGTCCTTGAGGCCCTTCGAGGCGTTCTTCGGGATCTTCGCCGTCAGCTCGTTGAGCGACTTCTTGACGCTGCCGTACTGCGACTCAAGGCCCTTGATCAGACCCTTGATGATGAGCTGACCCGCGTTGTAGAGGAGCTTGGCGTCCTTGGGCGCCGGGCCCTTCCAGTCCGTGAGCTTGCTCGTCAGGTCGCCCAAGGTCGACTTGACCGAGCTGAACATCGACTTCAGACCGTCGATCAGGCCGGTGATGATCTTCTTACCGGCGTCGACAAGCAGGGACTTCGCATCGGAGAAGATCTGCTTGATGTTCTGCGGGAGATCCTTGACGAACTTCACGCAGCCAGCGACCTTCTCAGAGAAGATCTTCTTGACCGCTTCCCAGGCGGTACCCGCCTCGGACTTGATCTTCGCCCAGGTTTCGCCGAAGAATTTGATGATCGCCTGCAACGCCGCGCCCGGAGCGTTCTTCAGGGCCGTCATGAAATTGGCGAAGTTGGTCTTCGTCGCATTCCAGGCGTTGACTGCGGCCGTCTTCACGGCGGTCCAGGAGTTATCCCACAGGCTCTTGATCGCGGTCAGGAGCTTCTTTCCGGCCCCGAGAATTCCGACACTCAGGAAGATTTGGAACAGGCCCTTGATGGTGTCCCAGAGGCCGGAGAGAAACGTCTTGACGCCGCTCCACATCTGCTTCAGACCGTCGAGGGCCATTCCCCAGTCGCCCGTTATCAGGCCGACGAAGATGCCGACGATCGTCGTGAAGTAGCCGACGATGTAGTCCCAGACGCCGACGAAGATGTCCTTAAGTCCGGTAAGGACATTGGCCACCCCGTCGATCGCCATGACGAGCGTGTCGAGAAACAGGCCCGCGACGAACTCGATCGCTGGTGCCAGGATCGGCATCAGGAAATTGACGAGCGCGAGCAGCCCTTCGAGGAGAGGCTGAACGGCCTCCATGACCCTGCCGAACGCTTCCGCGATCAGCGGCAGGAACTCGGCGGCGAGCGACTGAACCACTGGGATCAGCGGCAGAATCGCGGCCGTGAGGATCTGCAACAGGATCTCTATGACCGGCTGAAGCGCGGCCGACATTGCTGCCAGCGTCTCGACGATGATCGGGATGATGGGAGCGAGGCCCGCAACGAGCGCGTCGACCAGAGGGACGACGGCCTCGACCACGGTCATGATGAGCGGGGCCAGCGCGGCGACGACGCCGCCCAGGGCCTCGCCCAGGAGACCGATCAAGGGCTCGATCGCCGGGGCCAGCATCGTGAACGCCTCAGAGAGGGGCGTCAGGACGGCAGCGACCAGCGGGCCGAGCATCGTCAGGAACGAGCCGACCAGAGAGAGGGCCGCGCCGAGCGCCTGGCCGAGCGGAGCCAGCGCCGGGGCGAGGGCCTCCACCGCGGCCTGAATGCCGTCGAAGAGGGCGTAGAGGCCGACAAACACCTCGGGCTGGTTCAGCGCGGCAGCGATGCCGCCCACTGCGGTGCCGAGGATCGTGCCGACCTGCGGCAGAAGCACGGTCAGCTGTGTGGCGAACTCGCTGAAGAACGCCTTCACTTCAGCCCCGCCGGCCGAGGCCATGTTCGACATCGCCTCGTGGGCTGCGGAGAAGAGGCCGACGAGCTTGGCCTGTACGCCACTGCTGTCGACGGCCTCATGGACCCCGGCGAGGGTCTGGCGGACCATTCCGAGCGTGGAGCCGCCAGCCTCATTGGCTGCGCGGGAGATGCCGGCGAAGATGCCGCCCACCTCGTACAAGATCCCGCCGAGATCCTTCAGGGCCTGGATACCCTGGTCGATCTCCTCGCGAAGACCCGACTCGCCCTTCTTGTTGAGCCAGGCGTTCGCCTTCTCAGAGACGTTGACGAACCACTGCGCGAGCTGGGGGAGATAGCCCGCGCCGACCTCTCCCAGAATCTTGATCATGTTCGCCCAGGTGGCAGTGCCACCTGTGGCGATGTCGATCGACTTCGAGAGGTCGTCGAACATGCCGCCCAATGCAGGGGTGACAGTGGACTGAATCGCGGTGGCGAATCCGCCGAAGAACTGGCCGAGTTGCGTAGAGGTCTTTCCGAACCCGGCTTCAAGCTCGGGTATGAGGGTGTCGATCAGCTCCCGGATCGGCGCCTTGGCCTTGGCCCAGAAGTTTTCGCTGATCAGATTCTGAAGTTCGGAGAACTTGCCCTTTACTTCGGGCAGAACCTTGTTGAAGTCCTTGAAGGCGGCAACCGTAACGCCAAGGCCGATTGCCATTCCGCCGAGAATTCCCGGCAGGGCGAGGGAAGTTGCCCCGATCTGCGCCAGCGAGGCGGACAGCGTGAAGAGGTTCGAGGCAGCGCTGATGCCCCACCCCGACAGGCCCGCTACCGCGGTCGCCAGGGTGCCGATGATCGGCGCCGACCGGTCGAGGTTCTTGATTGAGTTGCCGAGGCGTTCGAACATGTCGCCCAGGACCCGGGAGCCCGACAGGGCTTGCAGCATGGCCGTAGCCGACGCGGCGGCCGAGAGCTTCACGCGCGGGACCAACTCGACGATCCGGTCCCGCGAGAGGGTCGCCATGTGCGCGATCGTCGCGAGGATGCCCGCGCGGGAGACCTCGGGCTCGATCTTCGCCTTGAGGCCGTCGATCTTCTCCTGAAGGTCTTCGACGTCCCGCTCAACCTTGCGCTTCTCGATCGCGTCCAGCTCGGGCGTGATCTTCGCCTTCAGCTCCCGCATCTGCTCGAAGGAGGCTTCGAGTTGCCGCTTCGTCTGCGCGACCATCTGCTTGTCGAGCTTCGGCCGGACCCTGATCGAGTCCATCTGAGCCTGAATCTCCTCGCGCGCGTTCTGCGCGGCTTCGCGATCCGCGGTGACCTTCGCCGTGATCTCGGCGTTGAGAATGGCCTTCAAGTCGGCTTGGGCGGTCAGGAGAGACCGCTTGTCCATCTTGACCTTGATCTCTTCCCGGCCCATTTCGGCGAGCTGGTCTTCGATCTGCTTCAGCGCGCCCTCGACTGAGGACATCGACTTCTTGTCGACCTGAAGGTCAAGGGTCAGGTGCTTCTCAAGGCGGGCCCGCGCCTTCTGGAGAGACTTCTCGTCCATCTTGACCGAGAGATCGATCTCCTTGAACTTCGCGAGTTCCGCGTCGATCCGCGCGATAGCGGTCTTTACGGAGTTCGAGGAACGCGGGTCGAACTTCAGCTCCAGGCGGAGAAGCTGTTCCAGCTTCTTGCGCTCGGCTTCGAGGGATTCCTGATCGAGCCTGACCTTGATGTCGACGGCGCGAAGGTCGGAAAGCTCGCGGTCGATCTGATTGATAGCCGCCTGAATGGAGGACTGCGAGTCCTTGTCGACCCGAAGCGTGATGCTCCGGATCTCGTCGAGGCGCTCCTCGAACATGTCGACGGCCGCGTTCAGGTCGTCGGTGTTGATGCCGATCTCGACATCGGTCTCGCCGAGGGCCTCGATCGCGGCACGCACCTTGGCAACGGCCGCCATGACGGAGCCCTGCGAGTCGAGGTTCACGCCGACGTGCAGGTCCCCTAGCTCAGACTGTGCATCCTGACCGGCCTGGCGGGCAGCCTGTACCAGTTGCCGGCCACTCGCGTTGAACACGATCTTGTGGCTGTTCGCCCGCTGCTGGTATGCCTGCGCGGCCTTCTTGACCTCGGTGGCCATGCCGGTCAAATCGAGCTTCGTGTAGAAGCGAATCTTGCGGGAATCGGTCTTCTTGTTGTCCGCGTTGATCGCGCGGACAATTTCGAGAACGTCCGCGCGGGCGCCGGACGCGTCGGCCTTCGTGCGGATCGTAAGCGCGAGATCGTTTTCGATCTTTTCGAGCTTCTTCTTAAGGTCTTCCTTGAACTCGGAAGTATCCGGCATGACCTTGACCGCGATCCGGCCGACTATGTTCGCGTCCGACACCCAGTTACCTCCGCTGAAAGTGCTTGTAGATCTCAGCGACCGAGCGCGGCTTCTTGGCCTTCTTCTTCTCGGCCTTCTTCGCCTGCGGCCTCGGATAGGCGGGAATCTTCGGGGCTTTGCCCTTGCCCCACTGGCCGGTCGCGCGCGTGTTTTGGTTAATCGCATCAAAGAGGTCAGCCGAAATATGTCGGTCCTGACCCCAGCCGAAATGCTCACGGCCGCCAGACGCGAGGGCGATCGTGAGGGAGGTATCGGGGAGCCTCTGAATCAGGAGGAGGACGAGCGCAGGGCAAGGGCCCCGGCCCGCTATCACCTCGGCGAGGTCAACGCCGTAGTGAAAGAGCAGGTCCGGGTAAAGGCCCTCTGCGTATTCGTCGATCAGTCCTGCGAGGCCGAGGCTTCCCCCGCCTGAGTGCTCTCGCCGTAATGGGCGAAGATCTCGGCGAGGACCGCGAGGTCACCGCCCACGGTGTCGAGGAGCTTCTCGGCAGCCTTCTCGGACTCGGCAATGGTCCGGATCGCGTCGGCCAGAAGCTCGGCCTGGTCGGCGTCCTCGGCGCCCATCTTCTCCTGAACGGCCAGGAGCGCGTCACGCCGCGTCTTCGACAGGCGGAGCGGGTTGACGAGTCGCGCGGTGTCCTCGCCGAAGGTGATGTCGGTCGAGCCGTACTTGCGCTCGGCAGCGGCGCGGATGTCGTCGAGGGAGAAAGAAGCCATGGGGTTTGCGGACCTCCAGAGAGAAGAAACAAGGGGGGAGAGCGGCGGACCTGAGAAGAGGGGGAAGCCCGGCGCGGGCGGGTCCGCATCACACCCGCGCCGGGAGTCATCAGGCGGCCTGGCCAGCGACCCAGGCGGTTCCGTTCCAGTACGCCTTCGAGGCGTCGCCGAGAACGACGTGCTGACCGGTGGTCCACGCGCTCGACGGGGTGGCGATGACACCAGCCAGACCGGCCAGGTTCGCCGGGGCCACGGAGCCGTCCGGACTGAAGGAGCCGGGGGTGCCGGCGGAAGCGCCAGTCGCGAGGGTTCCGCCCAGAGGCGTGATCGCGTACGTCCAGACGTTGGAGCCGAAGGCCATCGGCTTCACGCCGAGCGGCAGGCCCGCGAGCGACTCCGTGTCGGAGATCGCCATGTCGTCCGCGCGGTAGATCTCGGCGCGCGGGGCGTAGAAGGCGAAGTGGTTGTCTCCGTCGATGAAGACCGCCAGGAACGCCGCCTGGGTCGGCTCCGGGTCAGTCGGGACGCCAACCGAACCATCAGGCAGAAGGGGCGCGTTGGCACCGAAGTACAGCTTCAGCGCAGTCGTGTCGAACTGCTGGAGCGTGAACGTCATGGTCTCGGTCCGCGCGCTGTACTTCGTGCGGAGCGACTTGTTCTGAAGCGACCCGATGGTGGTCGCCTCGCCGCCCTCGGACGTGATGCCGAAGATGTCTTCCAGGGAGGTGTGGCCGACGTTCTGCCACGGACTGACCGGGGTCAGAAGGTCCGCCGGCATCGCCGTACCGACCGGGGCGGTCAGGTAGTTGCCGGACCCGACGACAAGGGTTGCGTTGTCGTTGATCGCCAAAGAGAAACGTTCCTTCGTTCGGGCATGAAAAAAGGCCCGCACCTCCGAAGGGGCCGGGCCTTGCCTCTGCTGCGCTTATTGGGGGGTGTAGGGGCGAGTCCGCGGCTTGCGGATCTGCACGTCGTAGATCGACTCGTAGCGCCAGATCCCCGTGGGGAGGTCGGCGTACTGGACCGGGCCCGTCGCGGTCGCCCAGTCCGTTGCGCGTCTCGGCGCGGAGTTCAGGTCCACGCGGATGATGTGGCCGAGGCGGGGATAGACCTTCTGGTTCAGCCAGGCGTTCCGCATGACGACGCGGACGGCCTCGCCGAGAATCGCCGCGTCCTCGTCCCCGTTCGGGTCCGGCGCGAACGTGTTGATGACGATGCGGGCCGCGTCCGTGAAACGGGTATCGCCCTGCCATTCACCCCATGTCGGGTCGCGGCGGACCAGAACCAGCGGGAACGTCTCGTGCGCGTCGACAAGGGATTTCACCCGCACTCCGGGCAGCCCCTCGCGCAGTACCGCGAGAAGGAGATCCTCGACGGGGGACAGCTCCGCCATGGCCTTGATGTGGTCGGGGAGTCCTGCCATCAGTCGAGGTGCACCTTCCCCTTCCGCTTCTTCGGGAGGTTCGCGGCGCGGGCGAGGATGAACAGGCCGTCAGAGGCCGGGATCACGTCGAGGTACGTCGTGCCGTCCTTGCGCTCCTTGACGACGACCGACTCGGCGCGGCCGTACTCGATCGACAGGGCGGCCTTCTTGCCGCGCTCGTCGTCGAGGACCACGTACTTGTCGACCTCGCCGTCCTCCACGTCGATCGAGGCATGGCCCTCCTGGCGGTGCAGGAGAAGCAGGGCCTCGGCTCGCGCGGCGACTTCGAAGCGGGCCTCGTCGAGGGCGTCCTGAACGACGGGCAGGAGCGCGACCAGCTTTTCGAGCTGACGCCTCCCCTTGCGCTCGTAGATCTCTGCCATCAGGGTCGCTCCCGAATATCGATCGACCAGTGCCGGGTGCGGCGCTCGCCGTGGTGGTAGGCGGGCGGCGTGACGATGTCCCACATGCGGCCCTGGTACTCGACGCGGGACCAGAGGGTGACACCCTCGACATGGGCGTCCACGATCATCCGCGTCACGTTGATCTGCTGCTGACCGGGGACTTCGGCCTTGCCGCTTCGCTGCGGGATGAAGGCCGCCTTCACCGTGACGGGGTGGTCCTCGTCCACGGTGATCACAGTGTTGCCCCGGTTGTCGACGACTTCCTTCGTCCGCCACACGCGGGCCGTCTGGCCGCGCCTTCGCTGCACGCTCACCAGGGGCTCGCCGCGTCACCGAAGAGGGGGAAGCCGTCGCCGCCGTAGTCCACCGGTACGCATCCGCCGGCACCCTGCTTGGGCTTCGTGCCCCACGCGGAGACGACCACGCTGGAGATGCCGCGCTTGCGCCCGGCAAGGTCTTCCAGGAGCCGGATCTCCTCGCGCGTGAAGTAGACGGTCCCAGCGTCACGGCCGTGCGCGTCGGACCACGCGAGGGTCTCGTCCCCGGCCCGGCTCTGTGTGTAGCCGTTCGGGTTGCGCAGGTACCTTGCGGCAGCCTTCAGGACCAGCGTGCGCACCAGGCGCGGAACGGTCTCCTCAGGCCACTCGCGGCCATAGGTGGCTGCCAGCTCGGAGGCATCGTCCAGCGCGCCGGCTGCGATGCGCAGCTCGTCTTCGTCCAACTCCCAGTCGAGGCGGCCCTTCAGTTCATCCAAATTTGCGTACGGAACTGGGAACCTCCGTTATCGTTTTCGGTGAGGGGGTGTGATGCGAACCGTAAAGATGGAGCGCGGAGGCGAGTCGCTCATCACGAGCAAAAGAGGCTGGCCGATGAGGGACACGGCAGATGGCTTTATCGCCCATGAAAGTGACTTGGGTGACGTAACAGCCACCGACTTGCAGGCGGCTCTCCGGGCCTACTGCAAATACATGTGGGGGGATCCTTGCGGAGGCGAGGTAGACCTTGCGGTGGCGGACGTGCCTGAGGAGTATTTGGATGACGAGGCGCCGCCGAGCGGGATCGCGTTTTCTCTGAACAAGGGACAGCTTCGCCTGTCTTTGACGGTTTGGCTGGATGACTACCTTGATGAGGGCTATGACGACGGAGAGGCAGAAGCCTACAAAGAGTCTCTAACCCTCATGCTGGAGAGGCTGGGGTGCGAGCTTCTCCATGTGGGGGCTCATCCGAATGTCGGCTCTGCACCCCCATACTTCACTGAGATCCACATCCGCACGCCGATTCGCGGCAAGAGCTTGGCCGACATGCATGCGATCGGTCAGGACGTACTCGCCTTCATTGATGCTCTGCAAGGGGGTGTACTCACCAGGGAGACCGCTGTCAGCTTGCTCAGAGCGGAGAAGGGCGACCTGCTAATAGGCCAGCCAGAGGGACCATGGCTGGATGTAAAGGTCGACCACTACGACCTGTCGGGGCGCACAGGAAAAATTTCCCTCGCTCAGGCCGTGGCTAGATTCGCGAACGCCGAGCACGGCGGTGTCATCGTGGTCGGAATGAAAGCGAAGAAGGTTCCGAGCGGCGAGATCATCAAGGCTGTGCAGCCGGTTCCCATGGACGCTCGTATGCAGAGGAAATATGAGATCGCGATTGAGCAGCACCTGTATCCGCCCCCCGATTACTTGAATATCGAGCTGGTACCACACGGTCAAGGCATGCTTGTCGTGCTCAGTCTGCCGCCACAGCCGGAAGAATTGAAGCCGTTCCTTGTCCACGGGGCCATCGTCGACGGGTCGGTTGAGGGGGCCTTCATCAGCATCGTCCGCAGGCGCGGAGAAGCATCAATCCCCATAACCGCCCCGTCGATTCACGCGACGATGGCCGCCGGCAGGGCGCTACTGCGGCGTGGCGAGGTGCGCGGGCTGGACGACGAGAACTAAAACCCGCTCTCCAGCCTCGATCAGGCGTTGGCCGGGTCGGTCTCCGCCTTGTAGCCAGTCGGGGTCCAAACCTTCGCGTCGGAGATGCCCGTGATGGTGGCCAGTTCGGACGCGGCGGCCGGGTAGTTCGAGGAACCGTCGAGGGTCAGCCTGATGCCGCGAACGAAGTGCTCCTGAGTGGAGACGATCTCCTTCTCGTTGACCGCGTCCCAGCCGACCAGGACGTCAGTCACGGAGCGGAAGCCCGCGTACGTGTTCACGACGGAACGATCCTGCATGTAGAGCGGGTCGTAGTCGCGGACCCAGCGCAGCGCGATGTTCTCGAACGAGGTGGTCGCGCCGTACGGAACGGACTGCGGGACGCTCGGGGCGCCGGACAGGAAGATGAACGCGCTGGACGCGAAGGCGTACGCGGCGTCGGCCGGGATGGTCTGGTCGACCACGATGCGGAAGCCCATGCGGTCGCCGATGCTCGCGAGGCGAAGGGCGGACTCGGCCTCGGCGTCGCCGACGTTCTGCGCGAGATTGAGCTTGTCGTCGTTCAGAAGCGCCGACTCGAACTCGGTGCCGACGAGGAGGTAACGGCCTTCCTTCGGTGCGTGGAACGCGTTCAGGATGCGCCGGGCCTCGATCATGGCACCGCGCAGGTTCGCGGCCGAGTTACCGATGACGGCGTTGTACGTCTGGTTGGTCAGCGTCTTGACCGCCCGACGCTGGAGGCCGCGCGCGACGGCCTTGGACTGCGGGCGCAGGAGCTTCGACCAGTTGTCGATGTCGAAGTCGTTCTGCTCGTCGGTGAGCTTGACGGCCGAGTACACGTTGCCGCCGAAGGTCACGGCGATGGTCCGCTCCGCGTACTCGTCGAAGACGATCGGGTTGGAGCGGTCGTTGCGCCACGCGTAGTCGTGGAACGGCAGGATGCCTTCGACCTTCATGGAGATGGTGTCGTTCTCGGCGCCCTTGAACTGGTCGACGCCCTGCTTCTGGAACAGGTTCGGGATGAGTAGCTCCTGTTCGAGCATCCCGACTGCGGTGTTGACGAGCTTCTGGGGCTTGACGACCTGGTGCTGAATGGTGGGCAAGTAGTGTTACCTCCGGGCATGAAAAATCCCCTGGCCGGAATGGCACAGGGGAAAGTGTCGTCTTGTTGTATATCTAGGAGATCGTAGGCAAGTTCTTGGCCGCCCACTTCTCGACTTCCCTCAGGGCTCGGTGCCATGCAATCAGCGGACCAGCGGCCCAAAGTGAGCCGCCGTAGGGAGGGCCGCACAATCCAAGTTCGCCGGTTGTTGGGTTTGGAGAAAGAAGCCCACTCTGGTTCGGAAACGTAGGGTAAGCGACCCGAGCCATATACTCGCCGGTTGCCGCGAACGCAGGTGCGTTAAGCCAATCCTCCCCAACTCGCCGCAGCTGCACTTCGCAAAAGCTCCGACTGTAAAGTCCGTAGTCTTTCAAGTCGGGAAGAGGTCCGCCGCATGTTGAAAGCTCCCACGCCGCCTCTGTGGTGATTTCTCGCGACTCGGGGTTCAGCTCCAGCGACAGCCCTTCTCTGATCCCGTAGGTCTTCAGGAGGCGAGTCGAGGTCTTCGGGAGGGGTGGGTACGGATTGGCCAGATCGAACAAAGAGTTCACATCCAGCTCTGGCGGGACAATGAAGACATCCTCTGAGATCCGGAACTCATCCCAGTCTTTCTCGGACATTGAGGCAGCGGCTCTGTCGCGATCGGAGATCATCCGCGGAATGATTTTCTCGTACCTCATCCAGCGTCGAATGAGCCACTCCAGGAGAGAGATTCCATCGATCGCCTCTAGAAGATCGTCTTCTATGCGAAGGAGGGGGAGGTTGGCCTTGGAGCAGATCCGATTCTTTAGGATATCCCGCCGGATGGCGTCTGGGTCTGATACGTGGCCAGGGCCATCAAACTCGAAGGCCCAGATAACTTCGTTCGAACTCTTCCTGTGTAGAGTGTAGTCAAAGTGTGCATCCCGGAGGAAGTTCCGCTCATCCCTTGGGTCGCCAGCGCCAGGGCTGAATACATCCTCTAGACGGGTCTTAGCGTTGACCCAATAGAGCGTATCCTTGGTTGCAATCTCTAGAATCCTGTGCGTTCGCTTTTCGGATTGATTTTCAAACGCGCGAAGTTCCACAAGACCCCCACCGGTGGCGAACTCACGAAAGCGATCTGCACAGTTTAGCTAGAAGCGCCGGGACCGCCGCGCGAGTTTGCGCGGGTCCATCTCTCCGTCGTCCTCGTCGGACGGGTTGAGGCCGCCGCCGAGGGAAGGCGGGGCCGCAGGGGTGAGAAGCGCCTGAAGGGCCTTGGCGTCGGTGTCGAGTTCCTCGGGCGTGCCGCCCTGAAGGCGCCCGGCCAGTTCGGCGGGCAGGTCGTACTTCCGGGCCACGGTGGCGACCAGGAGCGAGCGCTCCAGCTCGGCGTTCTTCGACTTCACGTCCGCGAGAGCGGCCTCGACCTCCTCGGGCGTCTTCGCCTCGGAGAGCTTCGTCTCGGCGTCGCGCAGCCGCGTGCGGTAACCAGCTGCCTCGCCACGGACCTTCGCCAGTTCCTTGCGCGCCCAGTCGGGCAACTCGTCCTCGGAACTCGTGGACGGCCCGGCGGCACCAGCCTTGTCGTCCGGCTTCTGCTCCCCGTCCGGCTTCTGGCCGGGCGGAGTCTCGCCGGGCTTCTCCTCGGTCGGCGTCTCGTCAGGCTTCTCTTCGGGCACTTCACGCCTCCGGGGCTGTGTCAGTGGACTGCCGCGCCTCCTGGGCTGCGGCTCGCTGCTTGTTGCGGATGAAGCGGCGCCAGACGGTCACCGCGGCCTTTCCGCTATGGCCCTTCGTGACCTCCGGCCACAGGGCCTCGTACTGCCGCGACAAGGCGGTCAGCTCGCTCGACTGGTACTGATCCCGGCTCCAGACCGGCATCGCGTAGCAGTGGCAGTTGTCGTGGTAGCGGTCGCCGTCGTTGAACGTGGCGGACTCGCGGCTCTTGTAGACCGGGCCCCGGCTGATCAACATGGCGCACCATCCGCACGGGGTGCCCGTGCGGGACAGACGTACGTACCCGAGGGCCCGCCGGTCGCGCGACATGTGCGTCCAGTTCGCCGACCGGCCGCCGTTCATCGCGACGCGCGAGGCGGCTGCGGCCTGCTGTGCGCCCGCCTGGCGGTGGGCCTCGTCGGGGTCGGCGTCTTCGAGGGTCATGCGCCGGTCGAGGTTCGCGGTGCCGAGGGCCTCCAACGCGATCCGAAGTTCCTCTTCGGCCTGGCGCTCGACGCGCTCCTCTTCCTCGCGGAGCCCTTCCAGCTCCTCGACGAGAATGCGTTCCCAGTCCGGGTCGTCCTCGTCGTCCTGGTCCTCGGCGTCGGCGCGGGCGGCTTCGAGAATCTCTCCGCCCTCGCTGTCGAGGGTCTGCCCCGAGGCGCTGCCGGGCGCCTGGCCCGGAGCGTCCTGCGGGATGTCGTTCTCGGCTTGCCGGGCGGACGAGGCTTCCCCGTCAGCGACGGTCGTGGCCTCGCCCCCCTGTTCGGTGGGCGGTTGGTAGTTGCCCGCGAGTTCGGCGAACTCCCTGCGCAGATCCGCCAGGGTCACGTACGACGGTTCGGGGTGATAGGGGTCAGCAACCGTGCGGCCGGTCTGGAGCGCTCGGGCGAGCCGGTAGTAGGCCCGCGCGAGATCCCGGGACTGGCGGCGACGGCTCATGACGAGCGTGATCGCCTTGCGCAGCCAGGCGCCAGCCGTGGCCGCTCGCCGTTCGACCGGGACATCCGCCCAAAGGGCGAGGGCCTCGGCCGTGGTCTGTGCGCCGATCTGCGTCAGCGCGACGTGGAAGGCGGCCGAGACTTCGTCGGTCTCGGCCTGCCTCGTCGCCTTGCTCATGCAGCCACCGCGACAGAGTCCGTGGTGACCGAGGCAGGTTCAGCGGTCGCCCGCGTCAGTGCGGAAGCGAGCTGCCCCACCGAGTCTTCGTCCTCGGCGAGTTCGTCCCACTCGTCCAGCTCGGTTTGAGTGACGTTCGGGACGCGCTTCCACAAGCCCTTGGCCGGGATGCCGAGCTGCTCACGCAACTTGCCCAGCGCGTCAGCGGCCTGCGCCAACGAGCGCTGCTCCATGTCGCGCCAGATGACCTCGCCCTTGAAGTCCTCGGAGCCGTCCGCGCCTTCCAGCTCGGCGGCCAATCGGAAGACCCGTTCCCACGCTTCACCGAATGCCGTACGGAACTCCTGAATCTTGCGGGAGAGCGCCGTCTCCGCAGCCTGAAGGGCTTCCGCCGACAGGTTGGCTATCTGCCCCAACAAATGGTGAGGCGGGACTTGGGCGACGGCACTCAGGTGCCGGATGCTCATGTCGATCGACTCGATGAACCCGCCGAGCGGAGTCTCGTCGAGCGATCCGAAGCGAACGTCCGGGTCCTCCGCAAAAAGGAACCGCTTGGCGTTGTGGTTGATCGGCAGGGGGATCGGGTTGCCCTGCTCGTCGTAGACGACCTCGCCCGTCTCCGGATCACGCTGGACCGGCGGGGCCATGCCCGTGACGGTCCGCACCTTCACCGAGGCGTACGTCTGCGCGACGAGGAGATCGAAGATCGTTTGATTGATGCGGTTCTGGAGCGGGATCATCGGCTCGATCACGCCGACCGTCCGGCCTTCGAGGTCGACCGACGCCGCGAAGCGGGTCACGGGACACTCGCTCGCGCCGTGCCGCTTGCCCTTCCCCACGCGAACGCCGTCCGCGTCGTCCAGCGACTTGAAGGACACCGCGTACTCGGAGCGGCCGTCCCACATACGGGCAGTGCCGGCGGTCTCGCCTGAGGGCCAGGCCGTTACGGTCAACGCGCAGTATGGGGTGTCGTCGTTCGCCGGGTCTTCGTACAGCGCGGCCGTCCGCAGCGCGGACAGGCCCTTCGTCAGGACCGAGCCCTTCACCCGCTCGGTAAGGGTGAACGAGTGGCCGTACGTCAACGCGCCCTTGTAGACGGCCGATTGACGGGCGTCGAGGCGGGAGCGCTGCCAGTGTTCCCACTGGGGGGAGGTCAGGTCCGTTGCCGAGCCCTTGCCGTCCTCGTCGCCCGCCCGGTAGCCGTCCACATAGAGGGCCTGCGCCGGGGTGTTGACGAGGAGAGGCGTCCAGTTTGAGACGGACCGCTTCGCGAGGAGCCGGTACTCGTCGTCTGCCATCGCGGGCATGTATGGGTCGTCGTGATGGCCGTGAAGGTAGTCGTCGATCCGGGTCAGTCGCTCTTTGTCCCGGCCGAGGATGGCAAGGAGCTGCACCGCCAGGGGAGTGGGTGTGGGGTCGGCCATGGTTCACCGCCCTTGGTTACATGTTTACACTGCTACAGGAAGAAGCCCCGGCCGGTCCGCTTACGGACCTTCCGGCCACGGGCTCGAAGGTCGACCAGGGCCTCGTGCGCGAGCATCAACGCGGCGTAGGCATCGACCTTCTTCGGGCTTTCTCGGCTTTCCTTGCCGAAGCTCACGCCGTAGTTGTTGGTGCGCCGCCGCGCGTTCAGGACGTGCCGGCGGAGCTTGCGGTCGCCGTCGTGGGCGACCTTGCGATCGAAGATCGAGCGCATCAGGCGCTCGTTCGCGAGGGTCGACGCCTTCAGGCTGGTGCGCATGTCCCAGCCGATCGCGTCCTTGCCGGGCGCCTTCACGGCCAGGCCCTCGCCGTACGTCTCCGACCACTCGGAGATGTATGACTCCCAGAGCGCCACGTCGGCGTACATGCCTCGCACCTCGAAGGTGCCGAAGGCTTCGTGCACGGCCGAGTCGACCTGGGCGCGGGGAACTTCCCAGTCCTGGCCCTGCGGTCCGTCCGGCTTCTCCCACAGGCCGAGCACGAAGGCGCACATGTCCTTGACGCGCAGGGCCACCAAAGCCGTGCTGTCGTCTCGAAGGCCACCGTCAAACCCGAGCGTGATCTCGTCACCGGGCTGGAGCTGCTTGTCGTCGTCCCGAAGAACGTCCCACTCGGCCGGGCCGAAGAGAGCGTCCTCACTCGCAACGATCTGGTTCAGCCACATGCGCCGAGAGCGGCTCGGCGCGATCGTCGTGTCGAGGATCGACTGAAGGATCGTCTCGACCCGCAGCCAGACCGCGTCACCGCGGATCTTCGGCAGGACGATGCGAATCGCCTCGGGCGTCAGCGGCGTAGCCGGATGCGCCTCGATCGAGTCGTACATGAAGCCGATGTCCGCCGCTCGGCCTTCGAGGATCTTCTCGAAGGCTTCGCGCATTCGCTCGGCCACGCTGTCCTCACCGGGGAGGAACGCGTTCGTGATCGCCAGATACCGCGAGTCCTTCTTCGTCGCGTTGCCGTCGATTGTCTCGTACATGCGGTCGCCGTTGTTGCCGGTGACCCAGTGGTGCGTCTCGTTGAGCACCGTGAATGTCACTCGCCCGCCTTCGAGGGCGCGGAACGAGCTGGTGACCGCTTCGAGTCTCTGCCGGCCACCGTTCGCACGGATCAGCTCGGCGCCCGCCTTGATGCCGTACGTCTCGATGAGCTTGTCGCTCATGAGGCTCGGCATCAGGGTCATGGTGTTGCGGGTCTGATCCCGCGAGACTGCCGCGATCTGCACCCACGCCTGGGGGTGCGGCACGCCGACCGGCTGCCCCTCTTCCCAGTGGGAGAAGCGAGAGGGGCCGACGAACTCGACGAGCGAGATCACGGCCAGGAGCGGGTCTTTCCCCCACCCCTTGAGCCTCTGCAAGACGCCCTTGCGGTAGGTGAACCGGCCGGTCTCATCGACCGCGTACCACCAGAGCACGAAGCGGAGCTGCTCGCGCGTGAAGCGCCAGGGGCCGCCGTCCTCGGCCTTCAGGTACTCGGCACACCATCCGGCGATCTGCCAGCCGAGCGTGTGCTCGGGGAGCTTCCACGAACCGTCCGGCTCACGTAGCCAGGTCGGGCCGAGGAAGGACGGTTCGAGAGCGTCGATCTCCTCGTCGGTGAGCTTCGGGGGAGCCTTCATCATGCGGGCTCACCCCCCGGAGCTACTCGGCGAGTCCGAGATCCTTCTTGTAGTCAGCGATGGCGAGGACAGCCGCAGACTGCTCCTCGGGCTCGGGCTCATGCAGTTCGATGCGCACACGGCGCCGGTCGCCCTCGGCGACGAGCAGCCGCTCGAAGGCGCTGTAGATGGTCTGGAGCATCTGACCCGACCGCTTCCCCGACTTCTTGTAGAAGGAGAGGTCTTCGCAGAGGGAGTAGGCGAGGGCCCAGTCGCTCGCCTGGTAGAAGTCGGCCTGGCCGGACTCCTTCAGGGAGTCCCATAGGCGCTTGGCGATCGGATGCCAGGAGCGGTCGCTGTTCGGTATCTTCGTCGGCCGAGCGATCCCCTTGGTCACCGTGCTGACGTCGCCTCCCTTGCGGTGGCGAGGGCGTGCTAGGTCGGCTTCGCGTTGCGGTACGGGTCCAGGCACAAGCGCTCACCACCTAACCGGTTCCGGGGGAGTAGATGAATCGTCGCCATCGCCATCTCGTGCGGTTTCAGTCAAGGCGGCAGGCAGTGAGCAGTGAGGCGGATGCTCAAGAGCAGGTCGCCTTGGTCGAAGTCACCACCAACTACATTGTTGCTGCGGTCGCAGTTTTCAGCCTGCTGTTCGCTGGCGTGGGCTCATTCCTGCAATGGATGGCAACGAAAGACCAGCTGCAACAGAGTGGCGAGGCGCGAGCCCGCGAAAGAAAGCAGCAGGCAGCGCTATTTGACGTAAGGACCCAGGACGGACGTCTCTACCTGCGCAACTACTCGCATCACACCGTGCGCGGTGTAGACGTCTTCTTTAGTCCTGCGTACGACAGCAAGAATCAGCTTTGGTTCAGGGTCCCGAACGTTGCGCCTTGCACGGCTGTCACCTACACGTTCAACCTGAAGCAGAAGGATGGAAAGCCAATCCTCGCCAAGCTCGATTTTGCGAACCTCTCCTACCAGGATTGGGAGGGGAGGTACTGGTCCATGCAAGCTGATGAGGGGCTCGTATGGGTGGACTCCAACTATCGCGAAGAGCTGCGGAAGGACACAAAGCTGTTGATGTCCTGGACCAACATGGTGAATGGCCCGCGGAAGTACGAAGACCTACCGGATTGCTCAGGAAGCTAGAAGGTCCCGCCCGAGAGGAAGTGAGCTGACAGCCAGGCTATGAACGCGACCAGGACGAAGCGGCGTAGCCGGGTTGTCCGGTCCGGCACGGTGCCCTTCGCGGTGTGGAACCACTTCCAGATGTGCTCGGACAGGGTGTCGCCGGGCTCTTTCAGGTAGAGAGCGGCGCCCTCGATCACGACGAAGAGGCCGATCCAAGCGACCCAGGCAACGGTGAACACGGGCACCCCCTCAGAGGAGGCCCGGATGGGCCTCGGTCCGCTTGAATCGCTTGCCGATCCGGCGCCGTTGGGCAGCCAGGGCGAGGGCTCCCTCGCGGGAGGATTTGGCCTGGTGATGAAACCCGCAGAGTGCTCTTAGGTTGGTCTCTCGATGGTCATCACCAGGCACGATGTGGTCTACGTCCGTTGCGAGTTCCTCGCAGCGCTCCCCGTACTGATCGCGGGCGGTGCAGCGGTGACCGTCTCGTCGCAGGACGCGGAGTCGGATCTTCGGCCAGTCCGCCGGCAGACGCTCGCGCCTGTCCGACGAGGACCAGTTCGGCATCACACCTCCAGGTCGAGGAGGGCCGCGAACGCGGCCGACGCCTGTTGAGGGACGACGCCGTTGCCGAGGATCTGAAGCTGTTGTCCGCGCGTCAGGCCGGGCACGTCGGTGACGTATCCGCGGGGAAGGCCCATGAGCCACTCGACCCAACGCGCGCTGACGCGCGGACTGCCTTGAAGGCCGATCTCGGTTGGCGGAGGAGCGGCCCGGCCGGTCACGTCCTCCCACCGACGAATGCCGGGGAGGTACTCGCCCCACCAGGAAGCGGGGGAGTGGGGACCGTCGATCTCGGGCTCGGGCTCGCGGCCTTCGCGGATCGCGCAGGAGTAGGGGAGAACGAAGCTCGCCTCGTCGTCGAGCGTGGGGCCGTGACCACCAGCTCGGCGTTCGTCAGGGTGGCGGGGGCCGCCGTTAGATCCGAGGTTCGCTGTCGGCGTCTTCAGGGGTCGCGATGCAGAACCAACGGTCTCGCAGGTGGGGAGCACCAGCTTCGGAAGCTCGTACGCACACCCACCGCGCGCTATACCCGATCTCGGCCAGGTCGGAGACGACGACTTCGAGGCCGCGCGTCCGGAGGTTCGAGACGTTTTCCAGGAAGACGAAGCGGGGGCGAACGATGCGAACTGCTTCAGCGACGTGGACCCAAACTCCAGAGCGAGCGCCTCGAATTCCAACCCGGTTCCCCGCAATGCTGATGTCCTGGCAGGGGAACCCTGCGGTGATCACGTCGATCAGGCCCACGAGTTGAACCCAGTCGATGTCGCGGATGTCGCCGAGGTTGGGTGCGTCTGGGTACCTCTCGGCCAGGACTGCACTCGGTCCGGGCGCGCTCTCTGCGACGTATGCGAGGCGACCGTTCACGAGCGGGGCCACCGCCGCACCCAGGCCGCCGTACCCAGCGCAGAGTTCGAGGATCTCCAAGCGGACCCCCTCGCGCGAGAGACGTACGTACGTACTCGCGTCCTTCGTCTTCGATCAGGAGGCCCCCTTCGGGGGCCAAGCCTGCAACCTGCGATGTACGTACGGCGTCTTCATGCAGGCGAGCCCCGACAGGGGCTCAAGCCTCGCGAGCCTCGCGACTTACGTACTTACACTTACAAGTCGCTAAACGATCTTGCTTCCGGAAACGGGGAAGCCTGTGACCTCGCTCATAGTCCGACGGCGCCCGAAGGGCGACGGCGAAGGAGTGGTGCCGCCCGAAGGGCGGACAGCATGAAGACCGCAAGCGGCTGTGGCGGCCGGTAGGCCGCCCCTTCGTGAAGACGCCTTACAGGCTTGCGCCTGGGCGTGAGAGCGAAGGCGCTTGCGAACGACAAAGGGCGGCGCCGTTGAGCGCCACCCTTCATCTACACGGCCGCTGTTGGAGGGGCTCGGGTCATCTCGCTCTTCATCAATCCCTCCGCAGCAGGAAGCGGAGGATGAGTTGAGCGAGGCGTCTGAAGTCCCGTCGTCTCTCGGGGCTGCGCGACCAACCGGCCGGCAGGAAAATTCCTCCGAGTACAACGAGAGCGACACCCAGAAGAGCGACTCCTACCCATGGGTGGACTGCGATCGACACAGAAACGACTTCAACGCTCAGCGTGATCGGCAGCCCGCGGCTCACGGGTCAAATGTGCTCGCCATTAGCACATGATCCTTTCCTTCCAGAGCCCTGGCAAGGCTCTTCCGGTTGCACCTAGCGCTGGCGCAGGCATGTATTTGCCCCTGCGCCCGGGCCCGGCGAGGCACACGCGGTAACTGCGCGGTCCTGCACTCCGGGCGGCCCGCGATGACGTTGGAGAATCTGGTTGCAGAGCAGAGCGCCGCAGTGAGGTATGGCGTATCTCCTGACCGACGCCCTTGCTCTCCAACCAGGCATCGCGGGCGGTGCCTGATAGATTCCCAAATCGTACACAGGACGATGGGGCATCTTCCCGCATCTCCAGGGAAGTTGACGCCATTCGGCAGCCTGTTCGACCTTGGAACCGTGGCAGAATCCGAGCTGCTAAGACCCGGCGGCCGGGAAAGTCACCTGCGAGGGGTCATACCCCCACCCCTGCGCCCGAGCATGGCGAAACGGACATTGAGCCACCAGGCCAGCCGTTCGGCGTTGAAAAGTGACATACGCGCTCATGCGGTCGCATCCCGCGCATCTCACTGCATAGCTGTACGTGAGCGCATGGGCAGGGCACACAACGCCACACAGTCCATGAGCGGGCACATGAGGGCAACGCAACGCACAGCAGGACAGACAGGCCAGGTCCTACGCGTACGCGCGCGAGAGGGCAGGCAGGCCGGTCACGGCCGGGGTTGCGGTGCGGTCCGTCGGCCGTGTTAAGGTGTGACCACACCACGACGAACGGCCCGGCAACGGGGCGGACGTAAGGCACGCAGGAACGGGAAACCGCAGTTCACGCAAAGGGGTTGCGGGACGGACCGGAAAGCGTGTTAAGGTGTGACCGCACCGAACGAGCCGCAAGGTTAGAGAGGGGTAGCGCAACCGGCCACACGGTCCGGGCGGTAGGACAATGGGAGTGCCTACCGCTGACCAGGTCAAACGCGAAACTCCGAACGGTGAATGTGGTAAAGTTGAGACCAAGCCGAACCGGTCGGGTCCGGCGAATCAAATAGGCTGGTGTAAACTTGAGACCAGCTCGACGCGAAAGGCAAGGTCACTTGACCGAGTACGTGTTCAGCGACGCCGACCGTGAGAACGGCAAGGCGGTCGGAGTGAAGAAGTCGGACGGCGACTTCCGGTGCTACCAATGCGTCGACTTCAGCTTCTACGAGCGGAACCTCTCCGAGCAGGATGCCGAGGAGCGGTGCGCCTACTGCGGCGGGTTCGTCTTCATCGCCCCCGACGTGATCGCCCAGGTGGAGGCCGGTAAGCCGGTCCGGCCGGTCGACCTTGCCAAGCGTGAGGTCCAGCGGTTCGACCTGCTGACCATCGCTTACAACCTGCGGACCCGCCTGGACGAGGTGTCGTACGCCTACGACAAGGCTCGCCAGCGGATCGCGGAGCTGGAGGACCAGCTCGCCGACCGTGAGGGCGCCGGTTTCGTCGAGACAGTCGACGCCTAGCCCTGAGTGTAAACCTGTAACCAGGCCGCCCCTTCCCACACAGGGAGAGGGCAGGGGCGGCCCCCTCTCCTGACTGTGAGGACACATGCACTCCGACTACGGCACGCCCTCTGATGAGGTGCTCGCCAAGTACGCGGCCCGTCTGGAGGACGCCTACCGATCCTGGCCGTCCTGGCGCACGGGAACGTACGGCACGGAGGACACCCCGACGCATGTCGAGATGTTCACGTGGCACGACGACCGGACGGGTTGGATCGGGGACAAGTCGAACTTTGAGGTCGCTCGTGACCTGATCCGCTGCGCCGCCGACGAGGGGCGAACCGACACCGAAGTGTCGGACGAGCAGCTCTACGAGTGCGGTGGTGGGTCGTCGGCCTGGGACGTAGCGGAACTCTACGTCCAGGTCTACGAGGGGGGATGCCCCGAGGACTGTGCCGGCGTTCACGGGCAGGAGTGTGCCCCGAGCTGTGACCCGCTTGTGGACATCTGCTATGGGTCCGACTGCACCGGAGACTGCCACGGCACCCAGGCGTTCACCGCAGCGTTCCGCACGGCCGTCGCCCTGGTCGAGTTCGTCAAGTACGAGTATCCGTTCCTCGACGAGGACGACTACGACGACCAGCGTCGCGGGGTGTTTGAGGAGAACCTCGAAGAGGTCCTCGAAGACGTGAAGCTGCACTTCCCGTACGACTCCGAGGCCGACCACAAGTCCATCGTCAAGCACGGGTCCGAGGCTCTCTGGGATCTGGGTTACCGCGACGAGGACGGTTGCGCGGACTGGGACGACGTGCGGGAGGCGTACAACGACGCCCGAGACGAACACTTCCTTGACCTCGGTCGCGCGGTCATGCGCAACGAGATCCCGGGTCAGCTCGCCTTGGCGGTGGCCGGTGCGTGAGGACATCGCGATTCCCGAGATGCGCAAGGTGCCTCGCAGGCAGTACCGCGACTTCGAGGTCCACCGCTCGGCCAGTGAACAGTGCGCCGTCATGTCCGAGCCGGTACCCGCTCGCGAAGTCAGGGGCGGGGACGAGGTAATCGGCCTGGCCGCCAACCCCTCGCGTTACCGGCGGGACGGTTGGCGAGTTGGCCGGGTCCTGATCAGGGAGAACAGCGAGGGCCGGACGCAGATCCGCATCGGGTTCTACGGCGAGTGGATCACGTGGGAGGGCGACTCCGACACTCCGATCCCCGTGTACCGCCGGTGATCCCTCACCCCGCATAGCTCGGCCGTCCCTTCCTAAACAGGGAGTGGGCGGGGACGGCCCCCGATCCCCCAACGCAAAGGCGAAACACCCCACTTGGGGTGTCAGCGGCAGGCGGTTCCTGCCCTCTGACGATGCCAGCCCGCGTCAGTCCATCCCCATCACTCGAATGCGAGGCCCCATGAACACCCATGTCCAATCCGCGGTGAAGGCTGCCGCCGGCACCTTGCTGCCTCACGGCGCGATCTACTGCCTGGCCCTGGGATACGACCGCGAAGAGTTCCGGCTCATGGCCCGCAAGGCAGAGGACAAGGAGCTTTCACACCGGGCGAAGGAGTACCACCATCGCGCTGACTTCGCCGCCGCACTGCAACACGCGGTCTCGTGGCGGATCGTCGAGGACAACGAGCTGATGGTGACCCACTGGGAACCGCTCTTGGCCGCCGTCGTCCGCCGCGAGGCGTACGAGCTGGTCGAGGCCGACCGCGCCCGGAAGCTCCTTGCCGACAACCCGGACGACGAGGTGTACCGCGACATCTGGACGTGGGAACGCGACCGCGCGGACAGGAACGCCGCCACCCTCGCAGAGCTGAAGTCCAAGCTCACGGCCGTGCGCGATGCCGTCCGCGCCGCGACCCCCTGACCCTTCCCCTTCGGGCCTCTCTGCACACAGGGAGAGCGGGGAGGCCCCCTCACGAAAGCGCATCCAGACATGATCAAGATTGACGACTCGATCGCCTTCATCGCCCCCGAGTGCGGCGCACTGTCCCTCCTCGTCCGGATCGGAGACGTGGTGGTCGCAGGATTCTTCGAGCCCGGCGCGGCCGACCCGTCGGCCCAGGCCGTCAAGAACTTCGACCTGCCGACGTACGCGGACCGCGAGAGGGCGGCCAAGGCCCACATCGACGACATGGCCATTGCTCACATCCTCGACGGCTGGGACCTGATCGCCGTCTGATCCACCCCCCTTCAGCGCAAAGGCGAAACCTCCGAAAGGAGGTCGGCGGTAGGCGGTCCCTACCCCCTGACGATGCCAACCCGCGCGTCGGTAACCACTACCCAAGGTGTAAACATGGAACCAGAGAACGGTAAGCTCGCGAAGATTCGTGCCCTTCTTGCGAAGGCTGAAGATCCGGCCGCCAGTCCCGACGAGGCCCAGGTGTACTTCGCGAAGGCCGCCGAGCTGATGGCGAAGTACGGGATCGAAAGAGCGATGCTCGCCGAATCCGACCCGAACGCCGACCGGCCGGGTGACCGCATGATCGTCGTCGAGGGCACGTACGCGAGCGATCAGCTACACCTCCTTGGCCATCTCGCTCACGCGCTGCACTGCGAGAGCTTGAAGAAGAGCGTGACGCGGGGGAGGACCGAGGTTCATCTCTTCGGATACGAGTCCGACCTCGACCGCGTAGAGATGCTGTTCACGTCGCTCCTCCTTCAGATGTTCAACGGCGTCCGCCAGGGGCGCCCCGCGCCGGGCGAGAAGCTGATCACCTACCGGAAGGCATGGATGGCGGGGTTCATCCTCCGCATTCACGAACGCCTCCAGGAGATCGAAGCCCGCGCCCAGCAGGAAGCTCCGGCCGCCGCCTCGGGCCGCTCGGCCGAGCTGGTCTTGGCAGACCGAAAGTCCGTGATCGCGGCCCGCTTCGCGGCGGCCTACCCCGACGCCCGAACGCCGAGCGGCTCCTCGCGCCGACGTGGAACCGGCCTCGACGCAGGGCGGGCGGCAGCGAACCGCGCTGACCTGGGACAGACCCGCGTCGGTCAGCGGCGCCGCGCCCTCACCTCCTGACCGCCCCTCTCCACGGCCGCTCCCTGCATACAGGGAGAGCAGAGAGCGGCCCCCTTCGAACACAGGAAGAGCCGGACATGATGCCGTCCGTTGAGAACGCCGAGTCGATCCCGTTCGAAAGGATCAAGAAGCTCGTAGCCGACGTGCTCAAGACCACGCGAGAGGTCGACGCGTGGCGCAACGACTACGACCCCGGCACGCAAGAGTGGTACACGCTGTGCAACCTCGCGGAGACCGCCGAGAGCCTGGCCCTCGCGCTGCCGGTCGAGATGCTCCCCGACGAGGAATGGCGCCACGTCAGCCCTGCCGAATACGCGGCCTGCGACGAGCTGCTCGCGATCCTCGCCGACACCGAAGCCGAACGGCAGGCGTAACCCCTCCCACGCACGTGGCCCCTCCTCACAGGGAGCGAGGAGGGGCCACCCCGAAAGGCTACCAATGACCACGATCATCTGCGCCGAGTGCGGCAAGGCCCCCTTCGGCGTCCAGCCCTCCGGACTCTTCCGCTGCGACCGCTGCGGCTCCGAGATCACCGCCCGAGACCTGGTCTTCGACGAGGGCGAGGTCTGGGTCATCGACTCCGCCGGCACCCTCGGCTACCTCCCCGCCCCCAACTGACCCGAAGGACTCCGCCGTGAAGAACCTCCGCGACCACATCGAGCTGACTGAGGAGAAGGCGCAGATCGACGCCGACATGCAGTACGCCGTGACCTTGGAGTTCGGCCCGTACCTCGGTTACCTCGGCGCCTATGGCCAGAGGCTCGACCGCATGGCGAGCGAGTACCGGCAGCACGAGATCGCCCGCCGAATCCTCACCGCGTACGCCGACGAGGCCCTCGACCGCGCCAACGGCAACTGATCTCTCCAACTCCCATGAAAGGCAGGACACATGACCACCGCCCCGTTCCTCTCCTCCTTCCTGCGCCCTAACCCGCGCAACCTGGAGAGCCTCCAAGCGGCCTGGGCCCGCATGCTCGAACTCGGCTACACCACCCGCACCGAGCCGGTCGACGAGCCCGAGGGGTGCACCCGCACCCGATGCGCCGGGGTCCACGAGGGCTACCCCGGCAGCGAACACCGATGGGCCCTGCACTGCCTCCTGTGCGCCGTCGACATCGAGGTCTTCTACAGCCACATGCGGGAGCGCAAGGGCGCCAACCCGGCACCGCCGCGCCGTCACAAGGGCTGCAAGTTCAGCGGCCCGACCCGCGCCACGGCCCGCGCCGCCCGGTACGCCGAACTCGGCCTTGTCCTCCCAGCCTGGGACGCCGACGCCCATGCCGCCCGCCTCGCCGCCTGACGCATCCGAAGGAAGCCAACATGTCTGACGACGTTCTCGCCACCACCGACGACGGCCGTTTCCGCGTCCGCCTGGTCCGCGACGAGCACCCCGAGAATCCCCGCAACGACGACGAGACGCTCGTCCACGTCATCACGATCGACACCCACGCCGGGCAGTACCACCCCGTCGACAAGGACGGCGGCCCGCTTGCCGAGGCATGGGAGCGCTTGAAGTGGAACCGCTGGACCGGCGTGGACATCTTCACGCGCTACGTCTCGATCTACCACGGCGGGATCGTGCTGGAGTCCAGCCCGGAGCGGGGGCCGCGATCCCTCTGGTACGTGACCGGCGAGGAGGCCCGCGCTATCGACGGCGGCCTCATGACCGAGGGGTACGTCGAGGCCGAAATGCAGGAGTACGAGGCATGGGCCGAGGGAGAGGTGTGGGGCTTCGTGGTCGAGGAGCGCGTCGGCTGGACCCGCGACGACGACCCTGACGCGTCCATGGACACCTGGGAGCACGTCGACTCCTGCTTCGGCTTCTACGGCCGCCCGGATGCCCGAGCACAGGCTCGCGACGCCCTCCGCTTCTACGCCGCCCGATCCGCTGGCACCGTCGCAGCCCAGACCCAGGTGTAAACATTGAACCGGCCGCCTCTTCCCGCAAAGAGAGAGGGCGGGGGCGGCCCCACACGGAAAGCAGAGACCAACATGAGCGCGACCGAGTTCGAGTACGCCGGGCACGTCGGCCTGTCCTTCGGCACCGTCTACTTCGAGCGCTTGGCCGAGGAGCCCAACGACAAGCCGTGGGCCACCACCGACCGGCCGTGGGTAACCGCCTACCGAGTGACCGGCCCCCGAATCCGCGGGACGGTCCGGATCATGCCGAAGTACGACGAGCCGCTCGTCACCTGGCACACCAACGGCCCCAACGAGAACGCCTGGGAGTTCCTCCCGACCGGCTTCTACGTCGGGTACGGCCGAGCCCACTACGCCGACTGCGAAGGCGACCTCGAAGTGTGGGGGTCGACCCTGGCCGAAGGGGTGCACGTCTACACGAAGCGCGACATGGACTGGAACTTCTCCGTGCGCCGCAGGGAAGGCGGCATCGACGACTACCCGGCGCCGAGGGGCACCCGCGACAAGACGCGCGAGCTGATCCGGGCCCTGGTCGGGCTCCACCAGGAGGACGCCACGCACGTCTACACGAAGGCCGTCGCGGTCGCCCGCGAGAAGCGCGCCAAGCGCACGGCTGCCCTGCGCGAGGAGTACCGCGAGGTCGACCGGATGCTCCGCGAACTCCAGGGCCGTCACGCCGAGCTGCAAATGCGCAAGAGCCTGATGGAAGGCGCCTGGTCTTTCGAGGCCGCCATCGATGAGGCCGCCCCGAAGTCCGGGCCGACGTGGACTCTCGGCGCCCCCGTCCCCGCGTTCGGCGCCCCGGCTGCCGACAAGTGAGGCACCACCTACGCAAGCGCCCAGAAGGCCGCCTTCAGTGCACCCGATGCCGAGCTAGTTTCACCGGCCAGGACGCCGCCGACCGCTCCCGCTTCACCTGCCCTGGCCGCCCGCTCGTTCACGGACTCCTCGGCCGCCGCGAGCACATCCTCTATCCAACGTGGGCCAAGGACCGGAGCTGTGACGCGTGGGGCTGCCCCGACCCGGACCCCTCCCACAACTGGCACGGCCCCGACCCCTACTGCGACGAGTCCACCTGCGGTACCTGCCTGCACGACTGCGACTGCGACGTATGCGAGGGCCGAGTCACCGCCCCCGGCCTGTGCCGACTCGTAGACAGCCGCGAAGGCTGACCAACCCGAAAGGAAGACCCACTGTGTTCCGCCTGCACCTGCCGATGGAGTTCGCGACCAAGGCCGAGGCCCTGGACTGGTTCGACGGGCTCCGTCGCTCGGAGTCGATCCCGGCCGAGGCCGAGCTGTACGAGCCGGACGCGCTCGACAAGGACCGCCTCGGGATCACCTCGCGAGACCTGATTGTGCGCCGGGTCGACGAGCGCGCCGAGCACATGGCCGTACGGAGTCAGCTCCGCCGTCCTCGCAGCCACTGACCCCCGCAACGAAGGAGACAGACAGATGCCCGCACCCCTGATAGGTCTTGCCGGCGCCGCGCGCTCGGGCAAGGACACCGCAGCTCAGGCGCTTCTCGACATGGGTTGGACCCGCCGGGCCTTCGCGGACAAGGTTCGCGAGGTGCTGTACGCCCTCGACCCGGTGTTGATCGAGCCCCACTATCCCGAAGGGGTCACCTCCCTGCGGTACGAGGTCGACTCGTACGGCTGGGCCGACGTGAAGGAGATGTATCCGGTGGTGCGCGGCTACTACCAGCGGCTCGGTACGGAAGGCGGCCGGGGAGTCCTCGGTCAGGACGTGTGGGTCGACGCTCTGTTCCGCGACTTCGAGTCGTGGGGCCCGACCGTCATCACGGATGTGCGATTCCCCAACGAGGCGAACGCGATCCGGGAGCGCGGGGGGCTGGTCGTGCGGATCGAGCGGCCGGGCCAGGAGCTGATTCGCGAGGCAGGCCACGTCAGCGAGAACGCCCTCGCCGGGTACCTGTACGACGACGTGATCCCCAACGACAGCACCATGGCCCAGCTCCGCGACCGTGTGATGCAGCTCATTCCGCTCACACTGTAAACATGAGACCACAGTGTTAAGGTTGGTCCATGCGACTGACCCCCAGGAAGGAAGAGGTCGAGGCGTTGAAGGCGCTTTTGGAGGACCCCACCTTCGAGAGCGCCGACCAGATGGCCAAGGCCGTCTTCAAGGAAGCCGCCGACCTCATCCAGATGCGTAACACCCTGGCCCTCGTCCACACCTGGGCGGACGGCCACCGCGGCCTGAACTTCGGCCCCTTCGGCAGCGAGGCAGAGATCAAGACCTTCGCCTCGAAGATGGCGTTCGGAGGCACCGGCCGCCTAGTTCAACTCCACAGCCCCGGCGTGATGCTGGCCAACGTGGACGGCAAGAAGGGCTGGAAGGGCTACTGCTTCCACCCCGAATGCGGACACGCACCCTTCACCCACTCCGCAGCAGGCGCTGGCAGAGGCGCTTGTCAGCTCCCCACCTGCCCGTGCGACAAGTTCCGGGCGAAGTGACCCCCAGAACGGACCCGCCATGACCGAACTCCGCGCCCCCAGAATCACCACGGCCCAGGTCGCCGAACTGCGCTCCCTCCGAGAGGGCCAGCGCGTGACCAAAGCCTTCCTTGCCCGTCTCGCCGAGCACTACCTGAAAGCCGAGGCCGAAGGAGTGCTGAACCCCGCCCGCCACTTCGCCGACTACCTCGGAGTCCAGCGTCAGACCGTCCTCACCTACATGCGGATGGCTCGGCGGAATGGCCTCGCCCCGAAGAACCGTTCCTGATCAGCCGAAGGAGTACTCCGTGAAGACCGTCGACTTCTACACCTGCGACTGCTCCGACAAACGAGCCTTCCCTGACAAGCGCTCCGCCGAGAAGGCTCTCGGCCGCGCGCAGGCCAAGCGCGACCGCCAGGCCCAGACGATCCGAGGGCGCGGTCCGATCAACCGAGAGAACCGTGCCTACGAGTGCGAGTTCGGCATGTGGCACCTGACGAGGCAGTCCCGCCGCTCCTACGAGGAGCACGCCTCCAACTGCGCGGCCTGACTGTAAACATTGGACCGAAAGGGGATCGCTATCGCGTACCGCGACGACATGACAGCCCATCTCGCCAAGCACACCACCTCAGATGGGGCGCTGGGTGCCCGCGCTAGTGAGCGGGTGGCGGCTTGACGGCAGGCGGGAGTAACCGGCTGCTGACGCCGGAAGAAGTAGCCGAATGGCTGAAGGTCAGCGAGACCACGGTTCGGAATAAGTATCGCGCCTGGGGTCTAACTCCCCAGAAAGTCGGACGCCTTCTGCGTTTCCGTGAGCGCGACATCGTGACTTACCTGAACGAAAACTACGGATAACTCCCGTTCCTCCAAATTTCAACGACGGGTGAAGTCTGCCCAATTTTCAGAGAAAGGGGGCCGCATGGCCACCGTTTTTCAGAGATGCAAGACCGACGAGAGAAGCCCGCTTTACCCGTGCGAGAAAGTCCGCTGCGGCCATGACTGGACCGTCAGATACAGGGAGCCGGGTGGTCGGACGGCGAGGCAACGGGAAACCAGCTTCGCGAAGAAGACGGTGGCGGACGCCTTCGCCAACAAGGTCGAGAACGACAAGGACCAGGGAACGTTCATCGACCCCAACGCGGGGAAGGTCACCGTACGGACGTACGTGGAAGACTGGCTGGCGCGTCGTGTCATTGGGGACTCGACGTATTCGAACTATCGAGGATTCATTGACAAGCACCTGATACCCCGGCTCGGGCGGAAGACCATGGCCGGAGTAGCGAAGCGGGACATCGAGCACTTCAAGGCGGCAATTAGTAAGGAACTCGCTGCCAGCACGGTGTACGACCGAATGAAGATGGTGAAGCACATCTTCTGGTCCGCCAAGGAAGAAAAGGTCATCCAGGAGGACCCGACCAAGGACGTAAAGACCGCGCCGGGCAACAACGCGGTCGACGAGGACGAGATCCCCACCCTGCCCGAGGTCCGCCTCCTGCACCAGCACATGTCTCCTCAGTACAAGCTCACCGTTTGGCTACAGGCGGGGGTCGGGTTGCGTGTCAGTGAAGCACTCGCCTTCCACACCGGCTGCCTCCGCAACGACGTGATCCGTGTGCGCTGGCAGATCAGCTCGAAGGCCCACCGCGAGGACTGCAAGACGCGCCTTGTCCCCCTCAAGCACCGCGAAGAGGGCGAGTACCGCGACGTGCCGGCGGCGCCCTTCGTATGCGACGAGATCGCCGCCCACGTGGAGCTGTGGGAGCCGATCCCGCTCACCTTCCAGAACGCGGCGGGGAAGACGCGACAGGTCGAGGTGTTCTTCGCGCCTCGCGAGCGAGGGAAGGGCATCATGCCCACCGCCAACACGTACAGCTACCACTTCAGGAAGGCTTGCGTGGCGGCCGGGCTGGTGGACGCCGAGGGCAAGCCGAAGTACCACCCGCACTCGCTTCGCCACTTCTTCGCCTCGACGGCCCTGGCGGCTGGCATCCCGATTCACGAGGTCTCGCGCTGGCTCGGCCACAAGAGCATCAAGACCACGGTCGACATCTATGGCCACCTCGTTCCCGAGGCGTGGGACCGCTGCCGGGCGATCATGCAGAAGGCCATGGGCCCGGTGCCTGTCGAGGTTCCGAGCGAGGCCCCGGACGAGCCCTCCGGGTATGGCCCCGCAGCCTGA